CGTGAGATCTATATCTTTGAATATTAATTTTAAATCATATAACTTCCTTTCTTCATCATCATATAATACTTCATAAGCATCATTTATTTTACGAAATTCTTCACTATCTTCCCCACAATTCTTATCTGGATGATATTTTAATGATAACTTATGATACCTTTTTTTAATTTCCTCTTTAGTGCAGTCTTTATTTAAGTTCAATATACTGTAATGGTCCTCCATAATTCAAGATATGATATATCTTAATTAAAAGGGTTTCTACAGAAATTATATCGCGATATGCCTTCTTAATTATATAATTGTAATGGGTTATTTCTTTAATTAATAGTATGTTTTTAGATTGACTGTAAGGATTATTCTGTAAAAACATAGTGAATACTTTAACAATATCTAATTTAAGTTCTTTAATATTCATTGAAATTATTTTTATCTCATTTATATTGAACTCATTTCCCATAATTTCATAAATATTGTAAATTATTTTTTCATAAATATTAACATAATTTAAATCTGAATGATAATATAATCGTGCAATATGGTCAATACTATATTTTTCACAATTTTTTAATAATAAAAAAGAATTATACTTAACATCGTATTTTTTAAAAAGATATTTAAAATAGATATATTTATCATATTTATCTGGTTTATTCAGTTTTAGCATAAAACAACTACTACGAGTAGAAGGATCAATTGAAAAAGGTTTTTTTGTAATTAATAGAAATCTTGAACTTTCAGAGTATTTTTCTATAAATACTTTTATATTTTTTTGTATTACATCTGATACATTGTTATAATTATCAATAATTATATATTTAATTGTATCATTAAAATGATCGTAATTTTTAACAATTGTTTCAATTTTTTTCATCATTATATTTTTCAAGTGATTTGAAAAATCAAAAACATAGTAATTAATATTTCCTCTGAATATTACCTTATCTTCTTTTATAGTTTTACTCAGACCATACAAAATTTTTAGTATATATTCAATAAGATATGTCTTTCCAGAATTAGAAACACCGTGGATTATTAGATTGGGTTTCAAGTTATCAATAATAGACTTAATGTAATTATATTTCTTATAGTGTATTATCTCATGACTTTTTTCTTCTTTAAAAGGAAAGTCACTCATTTAATATAATCTAAGTTTCATTCTTTATATTATTATTATTATTATTCTAACTAATATGAAACTTCTATTAATTAAAGAAAATATTGACTTAAAACGTGTACTTTTTAGAAAAGGCAAAAAATCTATAAAAATATCATATGATATAAATCAGGTATCAATGATAGGCATAACATTTAAAATAAACTATGAAACAATACTTGACCGCGAAACATATATCATCATAAAAGTAACTCCAAAAGATAGAAAGCTATTTTTTGATATAGATAGACATTTTGAAAGTTTAATTGAAAATTACGATAAAGTAATATTAAATGAACATATAAAGATAAAGAAACATAGTGGATATGAAATCCCTCAAAATAAAACAATATCAATCACATTGAATAGTATCAAAAAAAATATTTCAGGAAGAAACAAAGTTCAAATATTTAGTATTTAAAATATATTATTACAAATGGATGACACATTTAAATTATTAGCAAATCCTACTAAGTTAAAAAAAAAAGAGAAAAAAAGAGTTGTGACAGAAGAAGATTCTTTTTTTTTAAGAATTAAAAAAAGATATCCGGATATGTTAATCTTTAACAGTAATAAAATAGAAATTTTAAAAAAAATTGAAAGTATATTGATAGACATTACAATAGCAAATATTATAGAAAATTTAGTTAGAGAAATAGAGTATGAACTCTTACCATGAAATGATATTTAAAAAACTGATGATATCAGATTTAAATCTACATTTTGATAAATTTAAGGGTGAAAAGGGAGATCTTAAAAAACTTATAGATGAATTTATGTCAACACAGGAAATAAACTTTGAAAAAACTATACCAGAATACAAAGAAAATAAAACACATAAGTATCGCGATCGTATTAAGTATGCGGATAAAAGTGGTAAATGTTTGGCAAGAGTATGGAATTGTGGAATGGGTGGGCAATGTAGTTTTACGGGAAAATATGATGGTTTCTGTAAAAAACATTCTTTAAAGAGATATGACTGGTGGCTAGGTACAGTAGACTGTCCAAGACCAGAAAGACCAATTAATCACAAGGATAAAGTTCATATATGGTTAAGTTAATCTAAAGTGAAAGGTCATCAAGTTCACCATCAGTGAAGGCTTCAGCACCACCTACGGGGGCAGCATTTTCGAGCGAACAAACACCATTTCCACCTTTCATGGTTTCAACTTCTTCCTCTTCTTCAACATTTCTTCTGCTTCTGCTTCTGCGGCGGGCAGGGGCAGAACGACGGGCAGAACGTCTGGCAGAGCGGCGGGCAGGGGCAGCACGACGGGTGGAACGTCTGGCAGAGCGGCGGGCAACACGACGTGTAGAGCGGCGAGCACTGCGACTGGCTACGCGACCGGCAGAGCGGCGAGCACTGCGGCGGGCAACGCGACCAACCGAGCGGCGGGCAACGCGACCAGCAGAGCGGCGGGCAGAGCGGCGGGCAACGCGACCGGCACTGCGGCGGGTGGAGCGGCGACTTGAACGACGGGCAACTCTTTCAGCATTTCTACGGGCAGTTCTTCTAGGCATATTTATAATATAATAAATATTTTTTTTTAAACGAATTCGGATAAATCAACATCCATAATTATCTTATTATTTTTAGATTGTAAAATGCTTCTTATATTATCCTTTGATATATTTCCCTTTTTAATTAAAAAAAGTGAAACTATTAATGGTGAAATTAATAAACCATCATAACAATATATTAATATATTTGAAAATTGAATATTATCAAATATATATTCAATTATTTTATCTTTATTCTTTTTTAAAAGAAAGAGATCTTCTGAAGGAGTTAAATTATTAGATACTGGTATCCTTAATTTCTTTACATTAATATCTGGAAATCCATAATTTAAAGTGCAATTGATTAATATGGTTATATTATTATCTTTTAAGAAACTATTATCAAAAGAACCATTTATATCAGAAATCCAAATACCAGAAATAATTTCAGTTGGCATATAAATTTGATATTTATTTAAAAGTATATTTTAAACATAAATAATGGATCTAGAAGATCACTTTAATTTCCTTTCAGGACTTGATAAAAAAGAAGAGGAAAAAGATTTAAAATGTTGTGATATGAAAGATAATTATCAAAATGATAATTGTATGGTGATATGTAAAATATGTAAAAATGTAATTACAAATATATGTGATAATCCCGAATGGAGGTATTATGGTTCAAAAGATAATAAAAGTAGCGATCCAACCAGATGTGGTATGCCAGTTAATACACTCCTACCAGAATCATCGGTGGGATCTACAGTATCATTCGGTTCAAATTCAAATGGAATGTATCAGATTAGGAAAATGCAACAATGGAGTGGTATGCCTTATAAAGAAAGAAGTATTTATAAAGTATTCTTAGATATTCAAAACGTATGTATTCGTCATAATATACCAAGTAAGATTGTGAATGAAGCGAAGTCAATATACAAAATAGTATCTACAACAAAAATATCAAGGGGGACAAATCGTTCAGGAATTATTGCTTCATGTGTTTACTTTGCTTGTAAAGAATGTAATGTTCCAAGGAGTTCTAAAGAAATAGCAGATATGTTTGGAATATCTTCAAACATTATGACAAAGGGGGTAAAAAAATGTCAAGAAATTATTCATATGGATAAAAAAAATAAAAATAGGATATCAAAAACCAAATGTACAAAACCAGATGATTTTATAAGTAGATTTTGTAATAAACTTAATATATATGAATCAGATACGGAGGTAATAATGAAAATTTGTAAAATAACTGTTGATAATTATATAATCTCTGAAAATACACCACCTTCAATAGCATCGGGATGTATTTATTACTTCATTAAAAAAAAGGGTCTTTCAATAACAAAAAAAAATATATCCGATATTTGTAAGATATCTGAAGTGACTATTAATAAATGTTGTAAAATTATAGAAGAAAAGGATAATTTATTTGATGAAATATTTTGCGATAGCAAAACAAATAGCGATTAGAATACCTCTTATAAAAATTGAAGCATTTGTTGAACTTTCTGTCTCTATATTATAAAGGAATGGAACCGACTTAAATTTTAAAAAATCAGAAAAACTAGGAATATTAAATAATACTGAAAGAATTAATACAACCATGACATCAAATGATTTAAATAAATAATCTTTTATTTTTTCTTCCAATGATAATTCTTTAGTTTCATTCATTTTTGAATACATATTAATCATTTCTTCCTGTTGTTTCATTTGTTGACTCTGTATTTGTTTTTGTTGCTGTTGCATTTGATACTGTCGTTGTTCTTGTTCATGAATTGCTTTTTGTCTCATAATAACTTCCCTTTCTTCATCGGTTATTTGAGGCATTTGTTCTTGAGATGTTGGTTTTGAATTTAAATCATTAATAATAGAATCAACCATATCAGCATCATCGTTACTTAATCTTTTATTTTCTTTAACGATATCATTTATATTTGTAGAAGGTCCACTCATTTTATAGAATTAGATAATTATTTTTTTTTATATAAACGTAATAACTAATTTATGAAAGATATCTTATCAAGGCACATTAGTGATAAATGGTGTCCAATAATTATTCCAAGTATAATTGTCAAGATACTATTTATTATTTTTTCCATTTATTCTATAGTATATTTTAATTTAAAATAACCACTTCATCAAGAGTTAAATAATAATAAGCGATTGTTAAACATATCGTTAAGAATAATAACTTTTCATTAATTACCATTTATATTAGATTTAGGTTTTATTTTAGTAGAAACTTGTAGGGATACCATTTGGACTACATTTCTTATCTTTTAATATCCGAGAATTAAGAGAATACATATCTTTATTTGAATAATAACTCCTATAATTATTTAAACGAGGACTTGATAAAATTTTTTCATTTATTTTTTTGTAATAGGGTTCATGTTTACAATCATTGATAGAACTAGGATAATTTACAAATCCTTCATAATTACTTAAAATAATAATCAATAATAAAATTATTGTAACTGTGAGAAATAACATTAATAAATAATAGAAAAATAAATGGATAAAGTTAATACAGGATGTTCTGATGTTGAATTAATTGCTGAAATGATGGGAGATGATTCTGAATTTATGCTTCATGATGAAGAAGTTGAAACAAATCAAGATGAGGCATACTACGAAGCAAAAGCATATACCATAATTAAAAACTTTAAAAATGATAATGATTATTTTTTCTTTTTAAAAGCAGTCCTTAAAAAATACAACACATTGTCAATAGATAGAAAAGAAGAAATAAAAAAACTAATGGGTATTCAAAAAGAAGTTATTATTAAAGAAAAAATAGTTTATAAACAACAAAAATCTAAAAAGAATAAACCTAAACTAAATACACAAGACGATTACTAATTATCTTCTTCATCAGAAATTAACATAAAATCGTCCAGAGGAACTACCTTTACATTTCGTTTCTTTTTCTTAGCAATTTCTGCCTTTAGTTCACTAATCTTTTCAGGAGTAGACTTATACATTTTTAGATCCGTATAAAATTTAAGAATATGTTCAACATTTTCATTCCACCATTTTTTATTCCTCTCCACAAATGTACATTCATACCTTGAAATTTTCCACCACTTGCTCTCTACGTATTCATGACCCTGACCAATAATCTCAACTTTCTTTTCTCTTATCCAATCCTTATATTCGTCATTTGTCATATTCAATACAGGATATAGATATGTTAGTTTTATTTCTTCCTTCTTACGATAACTAAATGTTACTCCTTTAGGAAAATTAAGATGAGTCCTTCCGGGAAGGACTTTATCATCATCTACAAATACATCTTTTTCATATTCTTCAAAATTTTCATAATCTTCAATCTTGACTTGAAAGAAATCACAATGATCCAAGTCACATACCTCTAACTGACCTTGAACTTGCATTAGATAATGAGGAGGTACTGTTTTTGTGAACTTGCGTTTAGGAGGACACTTAATTTCAACCATACGTGAAACATATTCATCATTACCTGTATCATCGCATATTCCATCTGGACTTGCTCCAAATGCTTTGAATGTTGGATGGGGAATCAAACCAAAATCAAGGACTTTTACATTATATAGTTCTTCATAGAATAGGATAGCAATATCTTCATATTTAACACCCCATTCAGTAATTGGATTTGATACATATGGTTTATCTTCAATTTTAGAGAGTATAAGTTCTTCCCTTGTTGTGAAATGACATTTTCCAATCGCAGAAGCAAGAGAACTGGCAGTTAGTTTTTCCTTACGCATTTCATACCATTCGGGACTCCTTTGTTCAGGTAGTTCTAGTAGTTTTAGACCCTTTAGTTTTTCTTTTCTTTCATTATAAACTTTTTGATTACTAATGTTTTCTTTAACAATAGATTCAACATTTAGATTAATAACATACATTTTATTTTCATCTCCACCAACATTATAGACATCATACAATTCTTCTTTTAGCGTTTCTAAATCTTGATCATCAATATCATATCCATTGATATAGTCAACGATATCATCTCGTTTAATATCCATTTGCGGGTTTATATTACTATATTATAAGTTTCAATTTTTAAATACTAAGGGTTTTAAATTTGAAGCGAATTATGTATTGTTTATGATATAAATATGATATGAACGAATATTATGGTATTGTTTCAGATACACACATAAATGAACATAGTTCAAAAATAGAAAAATTAGAAGAAAAAATAGAAGAATTGGAAGAAAAAATTAAAAGTTTAGAAGAAGATGATAAAATAGAAAACTTAGATGATAAAATTGAAGAAAATTGGGATGAATATACAATGCGCGTCCGTCAATGTATTCCCAAAAAATGGCAAGAAGAAGCAGAAGAAGATGAAAATAGCCATCCAATGGATTATGACTCTATAATAAAGCAAGAAGGTGGTGCTGGTCTTCTTCCCCCACCCGAAGTATTTTCTCATGAATGGTCTATGTTATGGGGGTTAACAAAAATGGATAAGCAAATTGAACTTTTAGAAGAAAATTATAATGGTATTCAAAAAGAACAATTATGTTCTTGTAAAACTCAAGAACTTCTTGAAGAAAAAATAAACAAACTAGAAACAGAAGTAATATACAATCAACATATAATGATATCTATGGTGAATCATATTTATAAAAAAATGTTTCCATGTTTATTTAATACGATTGATAGTATGAATGACAATTTAGAAGATTATGGTATGGATACAACAAATCTAACAAGCGAATTTAATACAATAAAAAAAAATATATACGATGATGGTATTGAAGAATATGTTGAAAGTAAATGTAATGAATATATTAATGACAGAGATAAAAGTAATATTAGAGAAAAATTAGACAAATGTAAAACATTAAAAGAATTAACTACGTTAGCATTAAAAGAAGGTTTTAAACAAGAAGATATTGATAATGCTATTGAGAAAGGCAATACCGGATTAACGATATTAAAACAAAAACGGAATGCACATAGTAATCTTTATGAATTACTTTATATAAAAAATCTTAGAAACCCGATAGATATAAGGGTTTTAGGACTACCTGTTTCTGGTGTAGGTCCTATTTTCAATAGAAATTTGAAACATTTAGATTAAAATAATATATAAAAAAAACATCATTATTATAAACTAATACAATGTCACGTGGAAAGAAGGAATGTGTAAATATTAATGTAGATGATGAAGAAGATAATACTATCCGATGCATTAATTGTAAAATGGAAATTGTGGGTAAACCATGGATTACAGTGAGTTGTGGGAGAGATCCAGAAGTTCATGCTTGTGGATACAGTTGTTCAAATAGACTGAAATATTTCGTAGGTGTTGGATATTGGTCAAGAGTTATGAACAAAGAAGACTTTCCGGGTCCCCGTCCAGTTATGAAGACTTCCTATACTGGAGATATTACGCCTAATTTCGGTATTGACGAAATAAGGAGGGAGATTGAAGATGAAGAAGAAAGGATGGATATTCTGGAGGATTGTGATAGTGAAGATAGTTATCTTTATGATGACTATTGAGTATATAATATAAAAATTATATATATGTAATGATAAATGAAGATTATTTCCGGAGATGAATGTTATACAACCCTTGATCAAGAAGAATATATTTTATATTATTTTACAGCAAGTTGGTGTGGACCATGTCAGAGAATATGGGATGATTTTCTTAAATTATCTGAAAATTATAGTAATATACTTTTTTTTAAGATAGATATTTCAGATGATGATAATACAGAAATATGTGAATCATGTAATGTTGATTCTGTTCCATCATTCTTATTATTCAAAAATAGAAATTTTATTGAAAGGGTCGTTGGTGCTAATTTAAAGGTAGTTGAAGATATGTTAAATAAATACTAATTAAAGATAAATTATTAAATATTATATAAAGGTAAAAAGTAAATGGAGGGTGATAAAAAAAATAACGGTTCGTTTGAAGACCTTTCCTTAAAGGAAGACCTCTTAAGGGGTATATTTTCTTATGGTTTTGAAGTGCCATCTGCGATTCAAAGTAAATCCATACCTTTCCTTAGAACAGGGGGGGATGTAATTGCTCAGGCACAATCTGGTACTGGTAAAACAGGGGCATTTGTTATTGGTAGTTTAGAAAGAGTAGATGTAGATGTTAAAGGAACTCAAATTATTATTATAAGTCCCACACGAGAACTTTCAAAGCAAACAACCGAAGTTGTTTCTGAATTAAGCAAATACATGAATGTATCTTATATGGAAGTAGTTGGTGGAACTGATGTTTTTCAATGTCGTAGTGACTTGGATAAGTTACCACAGATTATTATAGGGACACCTGGAAGAATTTTAGATATGATAAATAAGAGATCCATATTTACAGATAAATTAGTTAGTCTCATCTTTGATGAAGCAGACGAAATACTTTCACAGGGTTTTAAAGAAACTATTTATAATATTGTAAGATCTATTTCAGAACAGTGTCAAATATGTCTTTTCAGTGCTACAATGCCAGATGAAGTAATAGAATTAACAGATAGTTTTATGAGGGAACCACAATCTATTTTAGTTAAGAAAGAAGCACTTACTTTAGAAGGAATTACACAATTTTATATAAATATGAGGGTTAGTGATTGGAAATATGATATACTAAAAGATTTATACAATACAATTAGTATATCTCAATGTATCATTTATTTTAATTCAAAGAATAAATTAAACGAAATTTATAGGAGTTTAAACGAAGAAGATTTCCCTGTTTCTATGATTCATGGCGAATTATCTAGTGAAGAAAGGAAAACTACAATGCACGAATTCAAGTCTGGGCAAACGCGTATATTATTGTCAACTGATTTACTTTCACGAGGAATTGATATTCAACAGTTGTCTCTCGTTATTAATTTTGATTTACCTAGATCAAAAGAAACATATATTCATAGAATTGGAAGAAGTGGTCGTTATGGGAGGAAGGGAGTGGCAATAAATTTTGTAACAGAGAGAGATTTAGAAAATATGGAAATTATAAAGCAACACTACAATACTAAGATTGAAGAAATGCCACAGAACATAGAAGAGTACCTAAGTGTTTAACTATTTAAAACTAATATGTGCGTATATATGATAATATTAATATTTAAGTTTTATTAAATATGGCAGGAATTGACGATATTAATGTTAATTTTGATAGTGATGATAAAACAATAAAAATTGATGAAAATATATTATTAGATACTGGGGCTCCTTCTAATATAAATGTTAAGAATGATGATAACATGTTTGGAGTAGATTTACTAGCAAATAAGAATTATAGTTCTGGTAATAGTGATAATGGAGGATATTCTAGCGGAGAAGAACCTTCTAAAAAAGAGGACTATGATTTTTTTAAAGATAAAGAAGAAAAGGAAAAATTTAGTAACCCATTACAAGAAACTAAAGAAGAAACAAAAAGTATACCGCTTGATGATCCTATGCTAAATGACCAAAAGGGTCACGAAAATGGAGGTTTTAGACCATTAGGTGCTATGAACGCTCAAGAGATAAAAAATGAAAAGATAGATTTAATTTATAAGTTTAAGAAATTAGAGGGACAAGGGATCCGGACGACCATGAATTATAATATGAGTTCTCATCTTGAAGACATGAGAAATGAGTATTTAAAATTAAAAAAACAGAGAGAAGTTGATAATTCTATTAAATTTCAAAGAAAAGTAATGATGGCAGCGATAACTGGTGTTGAATACTTGAATAATAAGTTTGATCCATTTGATATTAAACTAGATGGATGGTCTGAAAGTATAAACGAAAATGTAACGGATTATGATGAAATTTTTGAAGAATTAAGTGAAAAGTATGGAGGTAAGACTGAAATGGCACCAGAAATTAAATTATTAATGATGCTTGGGGGTAGTGCTTTCATGTTCCACTTAACAAATACAATGTTTAAATCATCCATACCAGGAATGGACGATATACTCAAACAAAATCCTGATTTGATGAATCAATTTGCAAAAGCAGCAGTTGGTAGTATTGGGAAACAGGATAATGAATACAATCCACCACCAATGAGAAATACAAATGCTGATATTCGCCCAAGTATGCCACCTCAAGCACAACCTTCTCAAAGACAAGAAATGGATGGTCCTAGTGGTTTAGATGACATTATCCAACAGATGAATCTAAAACCGGAAGACATTCCTGATTTAGATAATGTTTCTTTAATGAGTGGTGATACAGATCGCAGAAGCAATCTATCCGGAATAACTCTTAATATTTAATAATTTACGAAAATACCCATCTGATCGTAATCTTCTCCATCATTTTCAAAATTTTCATCTTCAAAGTTAATACTCTCTAAGAATATTAAGAATATTATTGTTAATAATACTGCTGTTGGTAAGTCTCGCGTTGCCATAAAGAATGCACAGAATATAAATATTTTTCTAAATAACGGTGTATCTATTTTATTTTTTTGTTCTTCTGATAATTCACTTATGATAAAACGACCCCCGATGGTTAGTATTATCATCATAAAACCTACGAAATATTTATTAGTATTTATTTTATCAAATACACTTTCTATCATTTATTATAATATTATAAAAAAAATATATAATATAGTAAATGGTTGCGAATGGCTGCTTTTTAGAAGAAGCATTTGGAGAAATTAAAACGCAAAATGATAATAAAGTAAAACGAAAGAAGAAGAAAGAACGTGGAAATATTGAATTTGATAAAAATTATAATTCAATGTCTAATAATGTAGGAGGATATATTGAGGATGAAGAAATGTTCTCAGAGATATCTCAAAAAAACAGAAAAGAGGAAAAGAAAGTCATTGAAAAAATAGAACATCTTAAACAAGAAGATTTTGAAGATCATAGTAAAAATAAAGAATATAGAAGGTTACTACAAGATAAAGACTATCAGGATTATTTAAATTATCAAAAAAATAGAGCAAACTATGTTAATAATATTCAAACTGTTGAGGGATTTTCAAATATCAATGATAATTTCAACGATGTATTATTGTTTGGTCTTTTAGGTATATTCTTTCTCATATTTACAGATTATATATATAAATTAGGCAAACGTTCTTATTAAAATAATTGTTTTGTTTTCATATTAATTGAAGATAAATCATTATCATTTACAAATTGACCACTTGGTTTATATTCATCAATCAATTTATAATTTTTATCTTTCTTTTTTACCGCTTTTTTTACAGGTTTTCCACGATCTTCTTTTGACCAACTAATATACACCCAATTGGGATCTATATAAACTATGTGAAAACCATTTCTTTTTAAAGAATTTATAATATAATTCCTTAAATCTGAAACATTGTATAAAGGTACTCCTATAATAAATTCAGGTATTTGAAAAAAACAAAATGTTCTCTCTAATTTAGAATAGTACCGAATACGTGTATGTATTTGCTTTAATATTCCATCAAACTTTTCAAGTCTTTTATTATTCTTTTCGTCAATTGTTTCGTATAAATCATCAATATTTAAAGAACTCATATTAATATTAAGTTAAATAAAAAAAAAATAATATATTTTTTAAATAATGGAAAATATTAAGGATATAGAAACATTACTTTTTTCAGGCGGAGCAATGAAATGTATAAGTATTTTAGGTGTAATACAATATTTGTTTGAAAAAAATATAATAAAAGAAAATTTTGAAGGAATTAAAGAGATGTATTTTGTATCTGGTTCATCTATATATTTAACTCCTCTATTGATTGGGTTTTCTATGGAGTCAACAATTGAACTTTTTAAAAAAATAGATTATAAAAAGTTATCTGGGATTAATGATATGAAAATACAAAATATTTTTGAAAATTATGGACTAAAAAAGATAACTGATTATAAATATATCCTGAATGCTATTCTCAGATCTAAGAATTTTGAAAATATAACTTTAAAGGAATTTTACGAATTTACAAAAATTAAATTAAATTTTAGAGTTATAAATTTAAATAAACAATGTAATGAATATCTAAATAAAGATAATTCTCCAGATTTAAAATACGTTGATGCGGTTTGTATGACATCATGTATCCCACTACTCTTTGAACCTATTAAATATAATGGATGTCTTTATATAGATGGTGGCGTTAACAACAATTTTCCATATGAAAAAATTGTTGATAAAGAAAAATATTTAGGAATAAATATCTTATCAAGTAAGATATCGTGTAATGGTAGTAGTGATTTTGAAGAAATAAAAGACCTACAACATTACCTTAATATTATATATAATATATATGGTTCCCCTCCTATAATTAAACCATCTATTAATCATATCAAGTTACTGATAGATGGTGCGGGTATAGATTTTGATAGATTTTCATCAATTATTAGTGACACTATATTATTAGGTTACAACACAACCAAAGAACATTTTTCTAATTTTCAAAAATATAACGATTCATCGCACGAGGAGAATGAAGATTAAATAAATGTGCTGTTAGGGGTGAAACAATTGTTCTATATATATTAATCCAGTTTTTATCTTGCGTTTCTAGATAACGTCCGCCCGAAAAAAGGAATTTTTTTGTATAATTCCATCTACCAGGGTCATCGCTTAATAGTTCAGTATTACGAAGGACGCCAACAGAATTAGAACTCTTCATAACTTTAAAAAGTTCCCCAATTAATTCTCTCCTCTTTTCACATACGAGTTTACTTCTCTTTTCACGGAATTGCTTCCGTCTCTTTCTATTTAATGCTTTTTCATCTCCAATACGATTATATTCCATATTCTCCTTTTCAATTAAATTACCGTATCTTTTCTTTAGAGCATCAATATTATCACTATTTAATCCTCTATAGTAATAACTCTTTTTGTCTATCTTATCAGTTAGATAATCAACATATTCATTCAAATTAAGACCATCACTAAAAAGATCTTTTTGAAGCAAAAAAAGTTTATCAAGACCTGTTACATTATTCTTTTTATGCTGAACATGTGTTTTCTTAGTCTTCAAACCTTCTCTGACTTTACTTACACGTGATTTTCCAACCTGGTTATGACTACTATACATATTTTCTAATTTAATTTATAGATATATCTTTATATCTTTTACTCATCAATTACTTTAAAATTAAACTTCGGTTTTTGTTTGGTTCCATTTGGAGCACCATCACTCATCTTCTTACCAATTACAAGACCATAGTTAGTTTTATCCTGCATCTTCATTAGTTCCGCTTTAATTTCCTTTTTCTCTGGTCTCTGCTTTTGATGAATACCTTCATCATCACAATAACATTCCCAGTCATCATAAAGTTCATCAAACTTTGAGAACTCTTCACATTCAACGATACGGTCATCAACCCAGTTAGCAATAATATCATTACTAGTCTTATATTGCTTAGTTTCATCCTTAACTTCTTCAGGAGGACATGTTCCTTCTTTATCATAATCAATATATTTTTGAAGTAGTTTAATGATAAAGACAAGTTTCCATTGTTCAAGTTTTGAAGTTAATTGATTATCTGCTAAGTATTGATACCTATCGTGATTTACAGAACGTTCATTATCAGTAAATTTAGCAAGATACTTTACAACTTCAATACGCCTCCAAATACCACCATCATTACCCCCAAGTTGAGGAAGGTCATTACACATAAGGGTTATCTTAAATTGTGGTTTAAATTGAGTAGTCCCTTTGAATAGAGCACGAGTAGTCATTTTATCACCACCTGTCATTTGCTTAAGTTTACCAACATAGATAAGATCTGTTTTTTCAGGTTCCGACATATAGACAAAACGAGCATTTTTAATATTTTCAAGTTCTGGAGAAGCAGATGAACTACTACCTCGTTTAGTTGTAAGGAATGCGACATCCATTGATTTACTATAGTCCCCAAGTACAAAGTCAATTAATTCAACCAGTTTTGATTTACCATTTCCACCAGAACCAGTCCAAAAGTAAAATTTCTCTTCCCTAATTTCACCCGATAAACAACTTGCTAGGAAACGAAGGGTATATTCACGAACACTATTAATTGGAAATACTTTAGTTAGAAAATCTTCTAAAGCATCATTTAGTTCATCATAATCATCCATACTACTCACTAAATCTGTAATTTCTTCAAGATCTACAGGAAGATTTTTAACATCAACGGGGAGAGAATAACCAGTTGTGAGACTCACATAATCGGATGGAAGTCCTGATCGGAATATACTTTTATTAAGATCGTAGATACCGTTATCAAAACCAATAAGATTCTTTTTATCATTAAGTTTTTCAATAAACGTTTTATCATAAAACTTTTCCTTACATTCTTTCATAACCTTATCCTTGTAACCAGAATCCTTAAGTTGAACCATAATCTTTAGACATTTGGTGTTTTTATCATCTTGTAGTTTAGCAGCATCCTCGTCTTCAAGAAGAAGTGCTTTAGAACGATCACTATATATTTTAGCATAGTAGTTGAAAACATCAACAATATCATAGGAAAGTCTTGAACGAAGTTCATGACCCATCTCTGTTTCTTCCCATTTTCCACCTTTCTTTTCATTAAAGTGAAACCATGTATTATCTCTAATATTAGCACATACAAAACAATCTTTAAAATAATGGTAAATAACATTTGCCACATCAGCATGAGATCCAGAAGACCCCACACTAGAATGCACAACAGCACTAAGTGAATCGCGGATAATACCCTTATACTCCGAAGGATTATCATTTTTAGCCCAATAATGAAGTGAACCAATCGTATAATTATGATTGTTATTCTTATTATACCATTCCCATTGTTTTTCACATTCGTCACTATTATTATACATACCCCACTTTTTACTAAAAGCAATCCAAATGGGTAGTAGACTTTGACTAATACTATTCAAACAGTAACCGACCTCTAACCATTCGGCATAATTACTCGCCCTTTCTACAGATAATATTAATGCTAGTTTTTTAGAAATTTCAATATCATGTGTTTTTGCTCTATCAATAACAACTTGACTAAGAGGTTCGCTCACGCTTTCAACAGACATGCTTTTTTTAAGGTTACCTTCTGACATTTTTTCTTTCAAATTTCCAGTATAAACTACATTAATATCATCTTGCATTTTAACACTATTCATTTTAACAAGTTCTATTTTATCATCAATATATAGGTCTAGAGGAATACTTATCAATGTATCGGATGATTTCTTATAGATACGGGTTAAACCATATGTTATTTCATTAGGTTTTCCAGAACCATAAATAAACCAATTACCCCCTTTATAGATATTTTCATCAACTATTTCACCCATTGAATTTGAGGGTGGATTAAATCCCTCATTAATGAAGAACTGTTTATAATCGGTTTTAATAAGTATATCTCTAAGTGTTCTGTATGTTTTCTTTTCAGCAATAATATAAGGGAAAAGCAAATGTATTCCATCTTTTGACTTATAATCTTTATGTTTTGCTGGAAGAAATTTATTTTTTTCCATTACCATACAGAATTTTTGTTCATCAGAAAGTTTATAGACTGTATTGAGATTACACATGATATCATTTACAATATCCATTAGTACTTTTTCATTATATTGTCTTTCTGTTATTTCATCCTTCCACTTTAAGTCAAGGTCAATTACGAAACGGGTTATATCTTGAACTTTTTCTACTACAGAAATACGGTCTCCTTTTACATGAATTGCTTTTCCTATCAATTTATGAAATTCATCCGTTTTTTCAAAAGGGATTGTATAAGCTCCTGTTTTTATATCGCCTCCGTATATTGTATGTGTGTGTTTTTCTTTTTTTGGATACTGAGTTAAGAATTTCTCCAATTTCGCATAAACCATTGATACTCTAATTCTATATATTTTTTTTATGTAATTTTTTTATATAATAAATCAAATTTTTAAAAATATTTAAGAATGTGGTGATACCTTACATTAAAATGTCAACATCTTCTGCTCTTAAAAGAATACTTAAAAAGGATATTAAAGAAATAGAAAATCAAAAATTAAATGATTTAGGTATTTATGTAAAGTTTAATGAAGAAAATATGTTTAAAGCAACTGCTATGATAACAGGTCCAAAAGACAGTTTGTATGAATATGGTTTCTTATTTTTTAATATAACTTTTCCTAAAAATTATCCCCATGCTCCACCGGATGTGAGTTATATTTCAAGAAATAATGTTAGAATACATCCCAACTTATATGTTGGTAGACACACAAGTGGTTTTGGAAAAGTTTGTCTTTCTATTTTAGGAACTTGGAGTGGTCCAAAATGGACTAGTATTATGGATGTAACGACTGTTTTATTAACTATACAATCCATCTTAGATAATAACCCATTACACCATGAACCAGGACAAGAAAAAAATATGTCAAATACAAATACCCTTTATAATGAGATTATAAAGTATGAAAGTCTCAATACATTATTATTAAAGAACTATACAGAAAACGAAGGTATTTTCCTTGATTTTAAAGTTGATATGGAAAAAGAAATTAATAAAATAGGAAAAAATGAAATAATAGAATATGTTAAAGATTTCTGTTCAAAACATAATGATTCTAAAGTAACAGTCCCGATATATCGGATAAATACATTACTATCTTATTCTTCATTAAAAGAAAATATAGAAAAAATAAATCAATAAATAAATAAATTTGATTTAAATAATAAATTTTATATTATAAAATAAATAAGATGGAATTGAACTTTTGCGAAAATTGTAATAATCTCATGGATATATATTCCGATGAAGAAAATTCAAAATTATATTTAGGTTGTAAATGCTGTTCCAATAAACAAGATTTTGATGAAGGGAATAAATGTATTTATACTAATGAATCAACCATAGAATTAAGTGATATTATTAATACAAATCCGTATTTAACGGAAGATACAACATTACCTCTTATTAAAGGTAATCCTAATATTAAATGCCCAAATACAGGATGTATCTGTAATACCGATGATACTGTTGAATCAGAAATACTATATGTAAAATATGATCATGACAAGTTAAGTTATTTGTATATTTGTAAACACTGTAATCAAAAATGGACAAACCGTTAAAAATTTGAAAAATTATTTAATTAAAGATTAAAAAAATAATAATAGAAATATATAATGGACCAAGTATTTGAAGAAGAGTTTTCCGATAATGAAGAGGAATATGAAGGGGATACCGATTATGGTATTCCATCAAATGAAATAGATATTAATGAATTTTATAGAGATTATGAAAAAAATAAAAAGAATTTTAAAACAACACCTGTATTAACAAAATACGAAAAAACAAGGATTATTTCTGAAAGAGTACAACAAATATCAAATGGAGGGATTCCATTTATTAGTAATCCGGAAAGTTATCCAACCGTCTACGATATTGCCCTTAAAGAACTATCTATGAAAAAATTACCATTTATTATTAAAAGAACAATTCATGCTAATAAATATGAATTATGGAAATTAGAAGATTTAAAAATAATAAACTAATAAAATCAAAAAAATAATATATATAAATATTATAAATATAATGGACGATATACATGTTTTTATTATTTTATTTTTAGCATTGGTTTTTTTGTGTAGAGCTACAAAAGAAGGATTTGAAGAAATGAAACCAGGTGGAATGCCTGTGGATGAACAGGATACTCCTCCTGAAGCTGCTTCAGTGGAATCTAGCGATGATGGTGAAGAAGAGGTTATTGAAGATGAGGTTATTGAAGAAGAGGTTATTGAAGAAGAGGTTCCTGGAAAAGTAGGTGGTCCGGTCCCCGGAAAACCACCCCCACAACAAAATGGAGATAACGGTTTACATGGTTGGGATAAAAGAAGAATTTTTTCTTCACCAATGGCACCCAACTTTGGCAGTCTACTTGAATTAAAAGATATTCAACAACTAAATAACCTTTTCTCAAAAAGAAACACGGACATTAACGTTCCTCCTCAACCAACCGATTCACAAATGCCATCTTTATCACAGGGTAGCACTGTTCCAAATATGTTAGGACAACCTGAAAATAGTGGCAACGGTGGCAACGGTGGAGGATCAGTTGAATTACACATGGTATATGCCGAATGGTGTGGTCACTCACAAAATGCTCTAGGTGCTTTTGAGGGATTAGTTGATAAAACAGATGTTAAAACATCCGCTGGAAAAACAGTTAAGTTTGTATTAACTGAACAAAGTTCTGATGAATTTAAAGAATTTAAAGGTAAAGTAAAAGGATTCCCATCTTACGTTGTAAAGGATGGTGGTGAAATGAATGAAGTTGATGTCGGTGATCGTAGTGAAAGTGCTATTATTGATGCCGCAAAAAAACTATAAATTAATATAACTTATTAACCTTTAATTCAGGTCCTTTTTTTCTAGTAAAATCTGTCTCTACTCTTTCTTCTTCAGAAAAATTTTTATCTGAATAATCCCAGAATTGTTGAGACCCAATTTTAAAATCAGGTCTTTTCTCTGCTTTATACCAGAATACTTGATCTTCTAATTTATTACTTTTTGCATTATTATTGATAACTAGACATTCGTAGTTCTCTGTACATTGATCCATAACTTGGCAAAACATATCAAAATTTGGAAACATACCAGCATAATGTTCATATAAACGTTTGCGATTTGAAACATAATTTTCTCTAAGTATAAAAACATAATCTATATTTGTCCTTAGATTTGGAGGAACCCCTAAAGCATACTGCATTGTTAATAAAAATAACAATTTATAATGGCGACCATTCATGAAAACCGAACGCATCCATTTATCCTTCGCCCATGTATTATCATAAAGACAATCATCCAATATTAAGAATGCTCTTGGATCAATTCCTTTATCCCCTTTATTTATTTTATCTATCATAGTTTTTTGTCTTTTTAAGACATTTTGAACTATCTCACTTTTAAATTCATCATGTATAAATAATTTTGGAACAATCTGACTATAGAATTGATTAGCACCCTCAGTCCCTGATATTACCTGACCAACAGGTATCGCTGCATGATTGTAAAGTATGTCTCGGCATAAAAAAGATTTTCCAGTATCTCTTTTTCCTATTAAAACAACTACCTTATCATCTTTAATTTCAGATAGGTCAAATTTCCTTAATTCAAGATTCATTGCCATATTATATAACATTAAAATATTTTATTTAAAGTCATTATATACGCATTAATGTGTGTTTATTCTATAGAAAAAAACTATAATAAATTTTAATTAATGAATATTAAATATCACAAATGGAATAAAAATGAAAGATTTAAATTATTTAAATCATGTAAAGAACTTTTAGAATTAAATGAATGTCAGTTTTACCAACCATATTATTCACTTTACTTTAACATACACAATACAAGGAATTCACACAAAACATTAGACCTTGATAGAAGATTCTTTATTAAAGAAATAAATTCTATAGAAAAAGAAAGGTATGAAACCTCAAATACAATATTAAAATGTAATGTTTATGATAAACATCACAACACTATTACAGAAAAAGATATCTTTTGTAAATGTATGCCTATATTGGACCCACTTTACTTCTTAATGAATAATTATAACAACCTCGTTAAAAGAAATCCACTCCTTCCAAGCAATTACTCATATAATTCTTATAATAAAATAAATGATATGAACAATAGTGTATATATAGATACATTTTTTTCATTTATTACATCTGAATTAACATTAAATGATATAAATCCATCTTTCCCTATATTTTATGGTTCTGTTTCCGGTATTAAAAAAGAATTGAAATACGATATAACTGAAGATTATGAAGATTATAAGGGTGAAAAATGGTTTTATAAAACATTAGGCAAAACACATACCTTAGATATGTATATTTCTTCAGATGAAAGTGATAATGATGATGATAGTAGTTATGATAGTTACTATGATGATGATAATGAATATATATCACTTCTTCAAAATATGCCTTGTCAGAACTTTTTTATTGAAAAATTAGATGGAACTTTAGAAGATCTACTAGATAAAATTGAAAATACTAATACTGATTTAATTTTATCATGTATTTTCCAAATTTCATTCGCACTTAATTACCTACAAAAACATTATAATTTCACCCATAATGATCTCCATGTAAATAATGTAATGTATACTAAAACAGAAAAAACATTTCTATATTATAAATTCAATAATATATACTTTAAAGTACCAACTTATGGGTATATCTTTAAAATAATTGACTTTGGAAGATCAATTTTTGATTTTCATAAGAAAACTTTTTTTAATGATAACTTTAGTAAACATGGTGAAGCAGAAGGACAATATACATATCCTATAAATAGTCTTTTATTTGATAAAAAAGAATTAAATATATATCCGAGTCTCCATTTTGATATGTGTAGATTAGCAACAACTATCATTGATGTCTGTGAGATAGAATTTAATAAAGATTATAAAGAAAAACAACCATTTGTTGATTTTATTATAAATCTTACAATGGATATTAATGGAGATTCTTTATCTAAATTAAAAGATGATTTTAGCATGTATGTTTCTATATCTAAATATGCAAATAACGCCCTACCAAAGGATATCATTCAAAATTATATATTTAAAAATATGAGAATTAAAAAGAAAAATTTCCCTAAAAAACTTTACTATAGTGTTTAGAATGGTGGTCTTGAAGAATGAGTTAACAATGTTTCTCCAGAACGCATTGACACTTGATTATCTCCTCCAGTAGTAAGGGTCTTATTTTTAAAATAATTAACAGCGAAACATACTGAAAAAATAGTAGAGAATATCTTTAATAATTCTTTACTATCATAGTTACTTTCATTTCTATAATCTTTACGATTTGTTAGTAAATATATTATACCAGTTGATAATGCACTAATTATCAAAGAAAAGAATAAACCATTATTTAACATTTTATAAAATATATATATTATTTTCATAATTTAATCAAATTAAAATCCTTCTTCTTCTATTATCGCATCATCAAATAAAGTATATTTATCATTTTCTTTATTAATGTCTATACCCTTTTTCTCTAACATTTTTGAAACATCTTCAAAAAATAAATCAACTGTTTCAGTATCGTCATTTTTATTAACTGAAATTATTTCTTTTTCTTCTTTTGATTCTTCTTCAAGTGGTTTTTCTTCTTCAAGTGGTTTTTCTTCTTCAAGTGGTTTTTCTTCTTCAAGTGGTTTTTCTTCTTCAAGTGGTTTTTCTTCTTCAAGTGGTTTTTCTGCTTCAAGTGGTTTTTCATCTTTTTTAGTAATATTAAACAAAACATCCTCATCTATATTAATATCATTTCTGTCTGGTCCTGTGTCTATAACATCATCAATCACCCCTTTTATATTTTCGGTTTTACTTGGTTTATCTTCAAAAATACCATTATCAATTATCTCCGCATTATCTACATCATCTAAATAACTTTCTAGAAGTGATTTATCACCGATATTACTTTCTTTATTTTCGGAATAAATATCTACATTATCATAATTTTCTTCTTGTTCACCTATATCTGGAATCGTATTTATATCTAAATTATCACATTTATTTTTAATTTCGTCTTCATCTGGAGAAACATATCCATCATCGGGTTCATAGTAATTATTTTTTTCAGGAACAATCTCTTGACTAGTATTACTACTACTTGATAAATCTAGTTCTTTATTATCTGATTCCTTAAAGTCATCATTATTATCATTTGTTTCACTTAAAAGATCCATTTTAAATTTTTCTTCCATATTATTTATCCTTTCTCTTAATTCTTCTTGTTCTCTGCTATCATTACTTTCTTTATCTGGTTCTTCTGTTTCTTCCTTTGTATTCCCCTCATCATTTTTTAAAGATTTTATTTCTTCTAATAACATTTTTCTAATATCATCATTTGTTACTTTATTTCTCTCATTATTACTATTATCATATATATCTAATTGTTGTTTTAATATTTCTTTAACAGGAAGTGCCTTACGTATAGTATTTTCTATTGAATCCTTAATTAATAGTTCTACAGTTCTCATATTTCTTTGATATTCAGACCCAGTTACATAATCATCAAATAAATATGGATTTTTCCATATTTCTCTAGCAATATTGATATAACATTTGTGAATGAAATTTATCGTTTTTGGAATGACTAATTCAATATTTGAATTATTATTAGAACCAATCGCAGTTAATATCTTAGTATGACTTATAAAAACAGCAGTTATTAAGTCATTTAACCAATCGCAATTGGAAGTATCTATAATGCGATTTGTCTCTGTTTCTATAACTTCATTACTCCATGTTGGTACTTTTTCCAGAAATAATCTAAACAGTAAAAGAATTGATGTATTATTTGGATTATTTGTCCGATGAACAGTTTTAGATTCATCATAGATAGACTTTATTCCATCGAAAAAATTAGGAGTTAATACATCTACTAATTGAGCAGTATACTCCATTTTCGCATGTGTAAAAATCGCATTGTTTGTTTCATCCATTTTTTATTCTAAATATTTTAATTTTTAATTTTATACTTTCTCATTTAAAAATATAATATCTAATATATTTTAATAAAGAATATGTCTGACTTTAGAAGCACAACACCATTCTTAAAATGTGATAATTTAAAGATAGGGGGTATCTCGTGGCCCAAACAATATACAACTGACAATGCCTATCTAAAATTTACAAATACATCGGGTCTTGAATGGCAAGCCGCATCCGATTCATTAAGTAATGTTGATGTTGGTTTTAATGATTATCTTGTTATGAATCAGCAAAAAGGTGGTTCAGGTATAACTATCGCAGCAAATACAAATAGTTACATACGTGCTGGACCAGGTGAGCGCCTTGACGACAGTATGGGTTCAGGTGGTCCTGATGGGAGAGGTACTGGAATTACACATGAACCCCGTGGACAAATAACTATTGGTTTAACACATGAAGATGCTGATAAAGATTCAACAGATATAACTATTCATGGAAGTTCATTAAAAATGCACAGTTCCATTACAGATAGAGAACTAAGTTTTATAGGTGATAAAGTTAAACTACAGTATCCATCTAGTGGCGAAAAATTATTTCAAGAATCACCTCTAAGTTTTAAAGTAACTAAAGGAGAAGTCCTTAAAAAAGAAAACGGATTATGGATATCTAACAACTATAAGGGAGAAACATTGACAAATAAAGTTCTAGATAATCCAACTATATCAGGTGATATTATATTTCCAAAAGGTAAAAGAAATGTTGAGTATGGGGTAAATAACGGGAATGTTGGGACATTATCGCAAAGAAAAGAAATCCCAGGTATATTTAAAAATCACAAAGGTATAGATGAAAATTCTTCTAACAAAGATGATGAATATAAAAACTGGACAATAGAAACAACCATTAACGATAAAAAAGAATCCAACGTCATTGAAGAATACAATGTAGGTTATCAAAAATTATATGGTAAGTTTAATAATTATAATAATCCAGTCAATGGTGAAAATACTTTCAAGTATAATGATTATTATAAAGGTTGGAATTTATCTTTATCAGCATATACAAAATATACTACAAATATTAATTCAACTCATATTATAAGACCAGGGACTGTCTTTAAAATAGTTAAACCAGGTGATAGTGTTACCTATTACGAAACTCTTACATCGGTATGTAAAGATGGGGGGAATACATTATTTTTTGAAAATTCTCAAGAAAATTATGATGGTGGAACAGTATCCATTGAAGGGATCGCTGAGAGTACTACTGTTACAGGTGGAGAAGCAACAACAAACATCACCATTAATAAATCAACTACATCATTTATTCCTGCTAAAACAAACGTAACATTTAGTTATTCGGGTGGTGTAGATATAGATGGAATAATACAGAATGATGTAGAGAAAGGAGCAACATCATTTACATTAACCGATGCTTCTCCCGACCCGGGGGGAAATACTTTAAATATTGTTATAAAACCGTTTAATACATCAGCGACTACATTAGCAAAAGTGAACTATTCTGAAAAAATTGTAGACTATACTATAAAAACAGGTGCTCTACAGGATGATACACTGGTTACTAATGAACTAAGAGAATCATCCACATCAATTTCTATTGATAAAGCAACTATTGGTATTATTCCTGTTGAAACAATTCTATTAGTAGGAGGACATCATTTTAAAGTTACACCTTCAGAAGTTTCTGTTAATAGTAGTTCTATAAATGTTATTTATAGCAATGAAGGAGTTAGCGAACCGGGATTTACAGTGACCCAAAACACTACAAATATATACATACGATCATTGATAGCAGAAACTGTTACATTTAATGATGCTAATAGAACATCATTATTAACACAAAATAATACACTAAAAAATTTATCAAAACAAGATGTTGATTCAACCTTTTATATATCTACACAAAACAAAGGACATGAAAACGGTTATATTTATGGTGATAGAATTGGTAAAATGTTGGGTAACAAATCATTAAATATATATCATAGAGAAGATGAAGGATTTTATGTAGGTTGGAATATCTATTTATGGAATACTAATATTCCATTAAGTAATAGTCTTTTTTCAGATATAAAAGCAACTACAGATATAGTATTTACAAATCCATTGGATAATACAGATAAATTGGAAGTAGGATTAGGAACATCCGCCTCTACTACTTCTCCAAATATAATTACCCTACCAAATAATACTGAAAAAAATTTAGATGGTTACAATGTTAAAATTAAAGGTTTTCCTGATGGAACAACAATATCGTCCGGTCAGACAACTGGTCAAGCAACTTTAAATTTATCAAATGCTTCTGAAGGTGTATTAGGCGCAAATACAAACATCCATTTACATGATAGTAATATTCCTAAAGATTATTATTTTACAATTAATGCAGTATCTGTTGGTGATACAAGTATTACTATTTCACCTCCGCCTCCAGGTGACGTTAATCTATCATCATGTACTATTAAAATTATGGGTATACCAGATAACACAACCGTAAATTTACCATCGGGTATTATAGAAGGGTATAATTCAAGATTAAATACTATACAAGTTTTATTAAACAATAAATCATATACGGTTGATAGTAATACATTTTATTGCCTTAAAAAAGGATATAAAACATCCGGTGCTGATCAGTCTTATTTTGTTAATCTTGATAGTAATAAGATTCTTCACGATGGTTATTATGATAACTGGAATATAGAAGTTGAATCAGAAAAAAATAAAGGATATTATGAATCTTCTTCAGACTATATAATTAGAGATTATAAAAAACAAACACTTATCACAAATTATGATACAAATTACAGTGGTGTATTAGTTGATTCTTCAACACTTCCAATGACAACAACACCAGTAGAAGCAAATTATTTTAAAGATTGTAGGATTGTCATTTCAAGTGATTCAGATGTTCAATCTTCAACCACTAATTATAAGGGTATAATTACTTCACATGATGCTTCAATTGCCGATACTTCAAAAATACTAACTGGGACAGTAATTGAATCGGTCACTACCACAACACTATTGGATTCTGATGTTTCTAAGTTAACTATAAGTCCTGCACTGAATGCTGAGATATTTGCGAACACAAAAATATTAGTAACTTCCTCATCAGGAACTACTACAATAGTAGAAATCGGTGTGACTGCTAGCGCAAATGAATTAACATTAACAACTACAGAAACCAACCTTGAAGGAGGAAGTGTTTTTATGTTAAAAAATATGAGTAATCTTGTAATTCAATGGGATACTCCTGTTCCAGACAACACACAAATATCATCAAATAATAACTTCTATATCACATATAATAATACTGATTGGAATGATACAAATAAAAGAACATTGTTATATAAAACTTTACAAGCAGAAAGTATTTCATTTGATTCAAACGAAAATAATACTAACCGATTAACCGGTTTCATAGAATTAAAAAATCATTCTGATGGAACTACAACTTCTGATACAGATCGGGTAGAACTACTTTCTAATCTAGATACAGGTACAGGTCAATTAACTGATTTTTCACCACCTTCATCAATAGACGATTATTACAAAGGATGGAAAATCACATTAAAATTTGGTTCATTAACCGAAAAAACATTTAATATTTTAAAATATTCTGGTAGTGATAATATTGCGACGATAGATCAAACAATAGACACTTCAGAAAATAGTGTTTCATCATACATCCTTACTAAAAACTTAACACATCAAACTGTGATTGATGATTTATTCAAGATTAACACATATGTAACTGCGATTAATACCACAACCAACACTTTAACAATAAACGATGATACACTTACGACTACAATAGATGATTTTAGAACTATTTTATTATCTCCACCACGTGTATTTAAACCATACACAACAATCAATAGTATGACAAATACTGGGATACCATATACAGAAGTAACCTTAAATTCAGATATGGATACTCTTATAAAATTCGGTGTTGGAGTTGAATTGATAAGTAAAGATAATACCTATAAAACAACAGTATATGAAGACGCTACTACGGTCGTCGGATCAAATAAAGTTAGATTAACATCTACACCTGATATAAATACTATTATTGGAAATACAGAAGAAGAATATATAATAAATGTAATTGGTGAAAGCACAAGAGTCCCTATAAAATCGGTAAATAATAGGACTGTAATATTAGAAACAAATCCCTATTACAATAATGTAATAGGATGGTATGTTTCGTTATACAATGATAGAAAGTATAAAATTTATTATGATAATTATACAGGGCAGGGAGATCTAGATGGAGGAAAACATTATAAGTTGTGGAATACAGTATCTACTATCAATGATTTCTATAAAAATTGGACGTTACAAGTTGAAGAATATTTTGACCAAATTTACAGACTAACTGACGCAAGTGGAAATAAAATAGATGAAAAATTTACAAAAAGGTCAACACTAAATATAGATGAATTTGATGGTTCAAATCAGAGAGTTATAAGACAAGTTGGTTATACAGAGGGAACAAGGGATCTGGGAGATACGCTTGGAACAGAAGAATACAACATTCCAAAATACGCTTTTTACCTTGTACCCTCCAAAAATGTTAAATATAGTGATAACATTAACAGTCCTTCAACAAATACAATAGAGTATAAATTGATATCAGATTATAAGACTGATAAAAATAAACTGATGGAAACAGGTATTATGCAAAAAGAAAACACCATTTCTTCGCTTTCAAATGAAAACGATGATTACTATAATGGTTGGGAAATAACTACATATAATACAATTACAAGTAATAATGATAAATTAATATTTATATACAATGGAACCGAAAAAGTTATTGATATCACGCATGGTTCATACTCTGGTTCTGAATTAGCGACCGAATTAAAGAGTAAATTAGATACTGCTGTAGGAGGATCACCTTTTACAGTAGAATTTTTAGCATCATCTCACAAAATCACTTTTTCGGCAGGGCTCGCATTTGCTTTTAAATGGGATAAAACGTATACGCATTATTTCACAACCCTACATGAAACATTAGGTTTTGGAAAAACAGATGATTCAGATTATACTACAGTTACTTCTCCTAATAAAATTTCATTATATCCGAGTAAAAATGGAGAATCCTCTATTATAGAAAAATACGATGGAACAACAAAATCAATAATAGTTAATAATCTTAGAAGTAAAAAGGGACATCCAAGTATGGGGACAAAGTCAGGTAATAATACTAAATATATAATTACTCCACCCGATCATACAAACGGATCATTAATAATAAAAAGTTCAAACGATATACATCTAAATAAAGGATACTCAATAGGGAAGGATGATTTCTATAATGGTTGGGATATAATAACATATAAGAATGGTTCTTACCAATGCTCACATATTACAGATTATGATAATAATACTAAAAAGATAACAGCCCCATCATTAGATATATCTTTATTATCTGGAAACACATCTTACTCTTTGAGAAATCAAAAACACTCTTCTGGATATCTTAGAAAGAATGGAAAAACAGTATTTCCCACTGGAGATAAAAAAGGTATACTTGATGTGACAGGATTTACAGGACATATAGATGGTGGATCCGAGAATGATACTGATCCAACTGGTATCTCTATAAAACTATATCGGACTCAACCGGTGTCTAATGAAGATATAACCAATTTTAAATGGTTTAATCAAGAACAACCATCTACTGTAGATGATTATTACAAAGATTGGAGGATATCAGTTTATATAAATAATAATGAATACCATTCAACTATTAAAAAATATTATGGTTCTGATTATAGAATAGTCCTCAATGATTTAAATATTGAAAAATTTTTATTGAGGTCAACAACAGTCACCACCACAACCGATGGAGTAATAGATACTGAGAACATATATAAGTTTATACTTTATGAACCATCTTATTATATGCTTTCATTTGAAGCGATACCCGTAGATGATTATTACAATGGGTGGCAAATTAACATTCTAAATAATGGCGAATGCTATTCTTCTATTATTTCAGATTATCAAGGGAAAGACAGAAAAATAATCGCTGATAGTTTACCAGAAAATCTAGACGAATCGTGTAAATATGAAATAGTTGAGAATGTTGAAGGAGTTATGTCCGATACATTGAAATTATCAAATGAAGCAAGTGAAATAACAAATTATTATGTTGGTTGGACCCTCTCAACTATGGATAGTAGTGATAATGTTGTTGATACATCCGAAATTACTACATATAATTCGTATGATAAAAGTGTTACATTAAATCCAGCGATTAATAGCACTGGTTCAACTACGAAATATAAACTCTATTTTAATTCAGACAACTCTATCTTTGGTAATTCGTCGGGTAAAAATATATATACGGGTTCAAGAAATATAGTTATTGGAAGCAATGCAGGGCCTATAAGCACCGATAACAGTATTTCTGATAAACTTTACATAGATTCAGACACAAATACAAGGGGTATAAACTCATTTATTTATGGTAATATGACAAGGGGTTCCGAAGAATTAAAAGTGAATGCCAATCTAAGAATACCTGATGCTAATATGATATATGGAGATATAACTGGTAGTGCTGGAGGGACAAGTTCTTTTACAACGGTAGATATTAATGGAGGTTCTATCGATGGAACAACTATAGGAGCAAACGCCCATACAACTGGTAAATTTACAGATGTTGAGGCAACTGGTAATCTAACTGTTACTGGTAATTTTACTGTAAATGGAACAACAACAACCATTGATACCACATCTCTTGTAGTTGAGGATCCTTTAATCAAACTTGCTACAAATAATAACAGCGGGGATGATTTTGATATTGGTATGTATGGTCAATACAACGATGGTTCGGGTATTAAGTATTCGGGTATTTTTAGAGATGCGTCTGATACAGATAGAAAATGGAGAATATTCAAAGATTTAGAAACTGCGCCAGAAAATACATCTATTAATACAGATGGTACTGGTTATGCAATCGGAACACTCGTTTCTAATATAGAAGGTAACCTTGATGGTATTGTTGGTGGGACAACCCCCGCAACAGTCACTGGTACAACAATTACTGCTAATACAGGATTTGTGGGTGCCCTTGATGGAATCGTTGGAGGGACAACACCCGCGGCAGTTACAGCAACTACAATCACTGCTAATACAGGTCTAATAACTGCTAATGCTGGTATAAGTGTTAAAAATGGAACCACAGGTTCGGGTTTTATTGATTTTTATGAAGATGATGATGAAGGTCAAAATTATATTAAATTACAATGTCCAGCAACATTTACTGGAAGTTCAGAACTAACACTTCCAACTACAGGTGGCGTTATCGTATCTACAGGAGATACTGAAACAGTTTCTTCAAATATGTTAACGGTTGTAAGTGGTTTGACGGCACAATCATATGGATCTTCAACCGCTATACCAGTAATAACAGTTGATATAAAGGGAAGGGTTACCGTAGCAGACACTACTCCAATTTCTACGACTTTGGATATCACTGGTGATGATAGTGGTTCAACAACTGTTTCTATGCAAGAAAGTGATAATCAAAGTCTAAAATTATCGGGAACTAATAATGTTATTTCTACAACGGTTACAGCTCAAGAAGTAACATTCAATCTAGATAATACTGGGGTTACTGCTGCGGCGTATGGATCATCAACCGATATACCAGTGATAACAGTTGATTCTCAAGGGAGAATTACAGCAGCAACGGTAGCTGGAATTTCTACAGATCTCGGGATAGCAGGAGATACAGGGACTGATACTATTTCTATAGGAACAGATACATTACAATTTACAGGTGGAACTGGTATTAATACATCTATAGCAAGCGATACTGTAACATATTCTATAGATAATACCGTAGCAACATTAACAGGATCACAAACTCTCACAAATAAAACATTAACTACTCCAACGATAAGTTCAATTTTAAATACAGGGACATTAACATTACCTACAAGTACAGATACTCTTGTTGGAAAAGCGACTACAGATACGTTAACAAATAAAACATTCGGCGATGATATAGAGGTCCAAGGGGGGGAAATTAAGTTTTGGGGTGGAAGGAAACAGGCATCTTCTACAGACTCAAATGCAAGAATATGGGTCATGAGTTCTCCAGACGGTCATACATCAAACGATACAAATAATGATACCTCATTACAAATTACAAACTCAGGGAGAGGTGTAACATCACCTGACAGCACCCATTACAAAAATACTTTGATAGGATGGAACATGCCCACTGACCCAGGTAGTCAGAACACTATAATCGGTTCTGGCGCTGGTGAGCTAGCAACAGGCTCTAAAAATGTATTTTTAGGGATGAGTTCTGGTTATCAATTAACTTCGGCCAATAATAATATATGTATTGGTCCTGAAACAGGACCGGGTGGCAATACTGGTCTAGAATCTACTGATGGACAATTATATATTGATACAAGTAAATTCGGTGGAGGATATAAAGGTTCAGATTCCCTCATTTATGGGAATCAAAGTTCATCAACATTACAAACATTGAGTTTGAATGCTGCTGTTACAATCAGTAAAGCGAATAGTGCTGGAACACTAGAAGTTCAAGGGGGTGAAATCACTATGAAAGGTGGTGGTGATGGATTAACAACTAATCCTGAAGGGGATGATTTGACTAATGGTAATGCTTTGACTTGGAAAATGAAAGTAGTTAAAGGTGGGAGCTACAATTCAACAGATGCTGATTATTATAATTCTAATTTACAGATAACAACAGACGATTATGGTTTAAGAGAATCAATATCTCAGGCTACATACAATACTTATGAAAATTTAATAATAGGAGGAAAAATAGGGCACTCGCTGAGTAATTCTCATGGTATTGGAAATGTATTATTGGGTCATGAAGTTGCTAGTGGACGAGACCACCTCGGGTTAAAAAACGTTTTTATAGGGTATAAATGTGGAGCCAATATGAACGGAGGTCAACAGAATGTAGCTATTGGTACCCAGGCTTTGTATAATTTGACGGTGGGGCAAAATAATATATCTATCGGGTATCAATCTGGATTTTATCTTACTGGCTACGATGGCATCGGTGACCAGGAAAAAGGAAAGATGAATATATTTATAGGGAAAAGTGCAGGGGGCGGGACTACTACTGGTTATAGAAATACCTGTATAGGGTGCACCAGTGGATATAATATTACAACTGGTGATAGAAATGTTTGTATTGGTAATGGATCAGGTCCTGCCTCGGCAGACGGGGCTGCATCTACTCGTCTTTATATAAATTGTTTGGGGACGACCTCGTCTGCGCCACTAGGTGAAAATTCACTCATTTATGGTGATCAAGGGACAAATGCAGCGGCCCACACACTCAGTTTTAACGCAGCTGTAACGGTCAAAAAAACATCAACATCTGCTGGAACACTAGAAGTTCAAGGGGGTGAAATCAAGTTTTGGGGTTACGATAAAGTTGCCAATTCATCAAATGGTAATATATGGACACTTTCTTCTCCAGAATCTGGAACAAGTAATATTGATGATAATCTATTAATTGGAACAAGTTCCACAATAATCACAGAAAGTGATATAGGTGGTAAATATCACAATGTAACACTTATAGGATATGGAGCAAAAGCTCGTGGCGACTATGTAACAGCGGTAGGGAATTTTGCAGGAAATGATCTAGCAGTAAATTCTCATGGTGAAACAGTTTATGGATATAAAGCGGGTAGAACATTTAAAGGAAATTACAACGCCGCAGTCGGTTATGAAACTATGGGTGGGGCCGCGGGGATTTCTACAAACCTTGGGACTCAAAACGTTTACTTTGGTTTTAGAGCAGGGGGATTGGCTAGTGGAGGGAATTCTAATTGTGGTATAGGGGCTTACTCATTGTATAGAATAGATAAGACCAATGTTACACAAGGGAATGTTGGAATTGGATACGCTTCAGGACAAAATATAACATCAGGTGTTGGTAATATGTGTGTTGGGTACTATGCTGGCAACCATCTTACTAGTGGTGATAAAAACATATGTATAGGTTGGGAGTCCGGTCCCTCCTCTGGTAGTGATAGAATTGATGATAATAATAAATTATATATAGACGCAGGAGAAAACTATGCCGATCTAAATTCACTCATTTATGGTGATCAAAGTGGTTCCAATCAAGATTTAACATTCAATGCCGATGTCGTAATATCTACTACGACAAATTCAAGTGGAAATTTAACGGTTTATGGAGATATCACAGGCAAGACCTCTGTAAGGGCCCAACAAAACGCGCGCTCTAATCAAACCGGTTATAGATATCCAATACCTTTCATGACAAACTCGGACGCAAATACGGAACAGTCTACCCCTCTTGCGATCGCGACCGAAAACGCTACGGCTGGTGGTTGCTTAAAGATTAATCATTCTAGTACAAATGCTACTGAATTATCTTATGACCCTGGAAATTCTACAGTATATGCAGACAATTTTGACGGGCGTTTAATTGGCGATGCCCGTCATGTATATATAAGGGGACAAGAAAGTCAACAAACATCAACAAAAAGATTTCCAATCCCATTCATTGCGTCCACGAACAGCACCAGCACCAGCGCCCAGCCCATCGTCTGCGCAGATGATAGCAACTCCAACCTCACAGGCACATTCAAAATAAACCATACCAACGACACAGCGGAGAAGTTATCTTATGCCCCTCTAAGTGGTACACTATATGCGACAAATTTCGTCGGTAACGGTAGCGGGTTGACTGGGATTACCGCTACCGTTACCAACGCTACCAACGCTAATAGAATACAAACAACCCACACATCCGGCTCCTCCGAACGGCATGTTATGTTAACGGACACAGCTGCGGCCGCCGACGGATCCGTTACTAGCTACTCGCAGCTGTTCATAAGTTCTTCCTCAAAACCACTTAAATATAACACCCACACAGGAAGTTTAACTGTATCTGGTTATTTGAATGTCGGAAATTCTGATGGTATGAATACTAATGTAATGAGGTCAGTCGGCGTCGCAAACAGTGGCTACGTGCTTATGGGGAAGCTGGGGTCAGGTGCGGGGGAGCTGCGCCGTGTTATGAATTCTGGAACCCAGCCTACGGTAGCGGTTGTAGAAAGTAATGACAGTCTTAGATTATATGAATTCTCAAATGTATGTTTCTTACCTGGAACAAAGATAACACTATCAAATAATATAAAGATCAATATTGAAAAACTCAAAAAGGGAGATACATTATTATCATATAAATTAGATGATATGGAACCATACACTAAATCTGTAGATGTATTATCATGGTTTTCAGAAGATGATACAGGAGAATTTACTGAATCAGAAGTATCTAATATTTGGTCAGATAAATCTCCTGGATATATAATATTGAATGATAACTTACATGTTACACATGAACACCTCATTTTCACTAAGGTGGATGATGAATATACATGGTTGAGTGCTAAAGAAATTCGTAAGGGGGATATCGTATTTACTGATAAGGGTGAATACGAAGAAATTACTAAAATAGAAAAGATAAAAGAAGAGGTAACCGTCTATAATTTAAGGGTTACGAGTTCTGCTATGAATTATTTTGCGGATAGTTATTTAGTCCATAATGCTTCATTATGTGATGAATGTGCTGCTAAAAACAATAAATTATAATATAACTTAAAAATATAAAATAATATAATATAAATGGGTATTTTAGAAGATAGTCTAATAACTTTAGAAAATGGTGATAAAATAAATATTGAGGATCTTAAAATAAATGATGAAGTATTATCATGTAGTATTGATGGATTAAATAATAAAACAATTAATAAAGAAGCTATAATATGGTCAGAAGTAAATCCTAAAATAGAAAAAGCAGAAAGCAAAGTAGAGAATAAATGGAAAGAAAGCGTTAATAAATATATGATAATAAATAATAAATTAAAAATCACATTAGATACTGTAATACTTTTAAAAAATTTTGAAGGCGAAACAACCTGGGGGTATTCTAAAAGTTTAAGAAAAGGATACTTTTTATTCACAGACAGTTTTGAATATGAAGAAATAAAAACTATTAAAAGAGTAAAAGAAAATGTAGGGACAATCTGTTTATCAGTTTCAATGTGTTCATATTATTTTGTGAATGGTTATTTAGTCCACAATACATCATTATGTGATGCATGTGATACATGTCATTACTGGCCAGCAATACTTCAACATTATGGACCACATGTGTATAATAGTAATAGTCAGCCAGTATCAACAACATACGGTCATGGATATACTCAAGCTCAACTGTATGGCGGGACGGTCGCGCAAAGTATAAGATCATTAAATTCTTATTATTCAACTGCTGGATCAAGTTGGAATTTAGGTTCTGCGAGTGGTTACCATACGGTTCCATGGAATTATTTTTCAAAATACATAAGATTATATAACCCATATACACAAGCGAATAGACCATCTGGAACTATTTATTATTATTTATTTAAATGGTGGAATAAAACTAGCAATGTCCCTACATCTAGTAATGGGTTATTAGAACCTGGGTGGAAATCATATGTTGGAACAGATAGTACAGCAGGTAGTATTGTAAGGAGTTATATGAATACCGACGCCTACAACGTCCCAAATGATTTATGGTATCATAGTTATTATAGCGCGGGTTCTACTAATAGATCATTACGATTAGCATATACTGGTAACTCTGGTGTTAAATGGTATTATGGTATTAAAAGCGGGAACTCTATTACATGGTCATCAGAACAAAGTGCCATAGGGACGCCGTACACAAGCAGCACCTATGATTTGACTGTAAACGAAAATACACATGGTGGGAGAGGAAATAGTAAAGTATATATTTATTTCAAAATACCAGTCCCAGCGAACACTACTGAACGAGTTATTTATGATTTGAGGTGGTTGAGGGGGGACTCCGTAGTTTTAGAACCGACCGGATGGTTTGGTATAACTTCTTATAGAGCAGGTGAAACAATATAATTCATAGTTCTTTTACAGAATAAAGTGTCCCTTTATTATTATCATATGTAAATAAATGATTTGTAATACATTCACCCCAATTAAGCGATGATAAATAATCACTTATAGCATTAATATTTATATGTTCGGAGTTATTTTCTAGAAGAGAAACTATATGAGAAAGTAATTGACTTCCATCATATGTTCTAATAATAGTTATTTCTTCTTCACCTATTAAAACATAATATGTGAAGTTATCTTTTACATAACCAGTGTTATCTATATCATAATTATATATTTCTTTATCTCTAGTAACCTTACAATCTATGTTATAATTACTGTAGAATAACCATATACCATGAAGTTCTTCATCAATAAATTCTTTAATAGACTTTTTATCACTCATTATTTATTATTTATTATTTATATTTTAAATAAATTAATTAGCATATAAAAGACCACCCATACCTTCCATAATTCGCAAAACATTATAATTTTTAGCATAAATGTAAATTTTATATCCAGTATATGATTGATCTCCTGTAAATGTTATTGAGAAATTATCTATTCTTGAAAAGTTACATGAACCACTGGGTTGATGATCCTCTGGATGTAAACAGAAAGAATACATGTAAATGTTTTTGGTAGGTATTGTATAACCGTTCTCCAAAGGTTGTATAGTACGAAAGTATGTAGCATCTCTCGGTTTAAATCTATCAATACCATTAAATGTTAATTTCATAGTTTTAAAATGTTCATATTTAGTTACACCATTTAAATGGGATGAATTCTTGGGTTCATGTATCTTATAGTTTAAGTAATCATTACTATTTCTCCACGTGTTTTGGAAAACACTATTTGTTGTAAGACCAAAAGTATTTTTTATATTATCAATCAATTTGTAATCGTGTCTAGTTTTAACTGCTGTGTTGTTTTGAATCACCCAATATAATGTTTTGACAGGATGATTAAAATTAATATCAAGATATTGTTTATATTCCCTTTCTACTAATTGAACTTGTTCTATTAAGTATTCATGATGTTCTTGAGCAAATCTTTTTCTTTCATCTATATCCAAATAAATATAATTGGTCCATAATGTTATATTTGCTTTTTTAGGGTTTGATATATCATTTCCAACAACAGTTGTATCGGTTGTTGTATCGTTAAAGTCGCTACCATTATATTCTGAATTTATGATATCTTTAATACCTCTAAATCTCGCCTTTAATTTTACATCATGGAATTGTAATGCTATTAAGGGAAGCGATTGACTTATATCTTTACAAAACCAGAAATCAAGTGGAATAAACAATTTAGTAGAATTGGGTTTATATATATTTTCATTACCATTAACATTGCGATTTATTAAGTAATCAAGACCACCATCACTATTTCTTAAATCATTTAGTATATCATAATATCTACTTTCATGTTTATCTATTAATTTTTCACCAATTGATATTGAAACATCTTTTAAAAATGTATATGCGGTTGTATTGTTATAGTGACAATAATTAAGATTGGAAACGTTATTTTGCATGTTTTGTTCGGGTAAATCTATTTCAAAATGCATTTTACTCAGAAGATCTCCGCCTTTTTTTATTACATAATTAAGCGTAAATTCAGTATTTTTAATCCCACCAAGTAGGACTTGGTCAACAGATTCTATTGAAAAGTTTGTATGCCTTCTATAAACCGATTTAAAAAAACTCGTTTCGGGATTTCCAGTAATATAAATATCTTGACCACCTTGTATAACTAATTGTAGAGTTCCTCCTCCCATATATTAATATAATTTATATTAATATATCTTTTTATATAATTTAGAGAATAAGTAAAAAAACTTACTTTAAAAAATCAAATGTAATTCTATATATAAAATCATTAACAAAAGTTTCATAATAAATATCCCTTAATAATGTATCTTCTTCTATTAAATGTTTATCTTTAAAATAATTAGGTATTTTCATGTTGCTTAAATAATCACTTACAGTAAATTTTTCCACTAAAATGGTATATCCGAAACTTTGAAAATGTTTATTTATTTTTTCAATATCTTGGGTAGAAATAGTTGATATATTTAAGGAATCTTCTTCAGAATAAAGGTGTTTTAATCCCATTGTAAAAACCATTAATAATTCTTGAAAAATATGCAAACCCAATTTAATTCCATCTTTCGGGGGATCTAATTCTAATTTAACACTATTTTGTCCCCTCGGTTCCCCTGAAAAAATAAATATAAGGAAATCATCACCACTTCCATCTATGTATTCGGTATCTTCATTTTCCATATGACTAATAAAATATTTTAATATTAATAAGCGAACGATGATAATGACTGGGTATACGGGTTATTTTTAAAAGGGTTTAATAATTCTTTATCAATTCTATCAGACATTAATTCTTGATCATCTAAATGATCCTTCATTGTTGTTAATTCAATATTATCCTTATCAAATCCCATTGAATATACTTTTGATAATTTATTTTCAGATTGATTCATGTAGTCACTATCAATTTTTTTTATTTCCATATTTACATGTTCTCCACCATTCACTACCTTAGTATTACTTAATGTTGGCATTCTACCTTGTGCGATTACCTCCTTATTAGGATTAGTTTCGGCATTAATATAATTATCCTTAAGCATACTACCGCCGTATCCTTGAGAACCAGCACCACCTGTATAACCATTAAGTGTTGATTCTTTCACAGTTATTCTTTGACCTTCATGACCCATTGTTAATTTATTAAAACCACCTGTCATATATCCATTATTCGCAGAATCTATTGTAGTTTGCTTTTTAGTAACTCTTACATTATCTCCAATACCGCGGGTAGTATTTATAGAGGTATTCCCTACATATCCATTATTTGCTGAATCTATAGTTGTTTCTTTGATAGTACCTTTAATATCATCTAGAATACCAACAGTATGGTTCCCAACATCTGTCCTTACATTACTTTCATATGTTCTTTCACCAGTTATTTCTCTTTCATTGGGCATTACCCTATATCCTTTTCTAGAAAAATCAGCATCTCCTGAAAATTGACCCGCACCTACATTTCTATTTGTATCACTTTCTAATTGAATTTTAAGAGGTTTTTTATACTTTGAACGTTTCTCGCCTCTTGTATAATTTGCGGAGGCACCACCTAATTCTTGTTTATTTAATGAAGAACGGTATGTTTCTTTTATAATATGTTCCGGGTTTCCTCTTTCTTTTAGGAAAGCACCTGTTGTCGTAAAGTATCTATCTGGATCATTTTCATAAAATTTATCAGGATTGTGCTGTTTTAATTCACCCATATTTCCTCTATTTTCATTCATATTCTTTCCAGAAATAATACGTCCTTCATATGTTTTTCTTTGATTTGTTTTTGATCTTAAAATATCTATATTTGTTTTATCAGCAATCATCTGTTTTATTTCACGATTAATACCACTTTTTGTATCAATATGTCCTACCTTTTCTTGTTCAAATGGCAATTCATTTTGTTTGACACGTGATTCTAAATATCTTGATTTGTCTCCAATATATTCTCCGAACTGGTTACCGAAAACATTATCATTTTTTTCTAAAGAAAACATTTGTCCAACTTCTCTCTTACTCTCTTTTAATCTATTATCACCCTGATGTCTATCTAATCCACGTGTATCATTAAAATCAATAGGATTGGGTGCTTTCTTAAAATATGGTTGTGTTGTTATCCCCTGGTCATTTCTTAAAAAATCTTCACTACTTATAGATTCACCAGAATTATTACTATAAACTAATTCTTGAAATCCCTCAATATTAAGACTACGGTCCAAATTTTTATCACTGATTACCTTTGAATCTTCATCTGTAGATGTATTGAAATTTTTCTTAACTAAATCAGTTACTTCTTTTTTAGTCTCTTGATAATAATTACCAGAATCATATACATTTTCTCCATTACTCATTTTTACATCACTATTTACATTTGTAATTATTGGATTATCCCCACTATCATCTTTATTTTTTAAATAACCTACAGCAACTAATCCAAGTAAAACAGCAGCCTCCATTTAATACTTTAATATATAAAAAAAATAATAATATTATCTTATTTTAACCATACTTAATATTTCTTCAGGAATATTTCCCCTATTAAATACAGTGTCCATCCTATCCCCTGTAAAATAACCAATTAATTGAAAATGTATTTCGTTCTTATAAAGCAATATTATAGTATTTCTATTTTCATTATATGTATCTAACATTGGATAATGGTAATATGAATTAGTAATATCATTATTGTAGAGGACTATAATATTTAACTGTAAGTATTCTTTCAAAAAATCTAAGATAAGAGAGTCCCCCCAATAATTATCACCTCCTTCTTTTAAGATTTTTTTAAAATCTTCAAAAGTTGTTACATCCGGATCCCATACTTCTTCAAAATCATCTGTTTCTTTTAATATACGATATACTTCTATAATAGTATTAAATTTATCTTCTGTAATATAATTTGAAAGTGCTAACCGAAGTCCGTCAGAATCTGTATTTCTATCTTTATTTATAGAATAACTAATACAATTAAATAAACAATCTCCTTCTCCACCACAATCTAATACACCAAATAATGAATTTTTTTGCTTATGTTTTGATAATTTATTCAGTTTTATGATCCATTTTTTATTTAATTTTTCCCATCCATAATCGGAAAGATATTTATGCCAATTTTTTCCTTTTATTTTTATAATATCATTACCAGAATCATAATAAAATTTATCATTTTCTGTGAAAATATTATCATCTAAATAAAATCTCATTTCTATTACTAATATTTATTATTCCTTTAATTAATTAATTAATAGTATATACACCTTTTTTGATATCCTCTTACTTTTTTTTGAATAGTTTCCCAATCATTTAATTCTTTGGTGGTGTATTTCAATGGATATGTACGGTTATTTAATGAACTACTAAAGATCCATATCAGTTTTTTAATATATTCTTTATTGTATTTTGGGAATTTACCTTGAATATAATTAAGTATATATTTGTTACAATGAAAATCATTTGCTTCAATCAACCACTCACCATTATCTAACCCTTCAATTGTATTTTTTATTATAAATATCTTATCAGTATTAACAGTTATATTTTTAAGATTTTGAGTATAGTATTCTATCATACACATATCTCCATCCATACCACCATAACATTTACGAAAGCGAAGTGTATTCGCCAATATGTCCTCTTTATTATCTATCGTAATTTCATTATTTATTTTTGAATAAAATGTTTTTTCATTACACTTTGATAAATGATAAACTACTCCTAATAACCATTTGAAAATATTTACTTTTAATTTAAAACCCTTTGTATTTGATATCATTAACCAAATTAATATAGGAAATGATTCATGTAGACATACATCCTCCAACATGATGATTGGTAATCTGCGAATGAAACTCGTATAATCTAAATCAATAAAGTTTTTCGCTGTTTTTATAGATTTAACATCATCCATTCTACGGATACATTTCTGTAAATGTGAAGATAAATATTGACTTTTTTTATGTGTCTTTTTAACTGGAGGATAATATGTATGAAAAGATGGATTAATCCATCCACATATTGTAACCTCCTCTTCTTTTACTTTAAAAGTTTCTGAAAAATTTAATTTTTCAGGGATTTCATTAGATAGTTTAATAGTATCAGGTCTTCTATCTTCCCACTTAAGATAGAAATACATTCAAAAATAATATAATATAAAAAAGAATAATCAAATTTTAACATTTATAATGGTCTACTAGTGCAAGGTGTGTATTTGCGCCTAATCTTTTAAAGGGTTCAATAGTGTTTTCTTGTGGATTAATAGGTAGTTCATACCATCTATTTTTTGTTTGCCCTCTTAATTCAAATGCTGGTTCATCCAAGCGTGAATATTTACTTGAAAATTTCAAATCCTTGAATTCAACTTCATCCATAACACTACCACCTGTCCACATAGCATTAGAATCTTTTGTAAGTGGTCTAGTAATATTTAATATGTCCGAATTTATATCCATGAATTTTGAATCACTATTTTTATAAATTCCACTATTTTGGTATTTAATTGATGGATCATTAGGGTATAATGTTTCAGTATTTACTTTTACATTATCAAGCATATATCCTGAAATCCCACTTGATATTTCCTGAGTTTTTTGTTTCATTATTTCTATTGAATTCTCACTGTATGGCATATAATATAATATATATATAATATTATTTTTACATTTCACTTAATCTTTTCATATATTCTTTATTTCTAACTATTTGACGTGAAGGTAATCCACCTCTTACCCATGACCCCATTGAGTCTTCAGGGATAATATGCTTAGAATTCTGGACTTCTTGCTTTAAGCGATCAATCATAGGAGTAATTGTGTAATCCAATGTAGATACACCTGATAGAGGTCCACATGTTCTTTTATCTTTAATAACTAAACTATCACGAATCTCAGACTCTACATCAACATTATGGGGACCACGTCCAAAAAATCCGGAGTTTTGTTTTGAATCAAGTTGATTAATGAATTTCATATTTGTAAGGTTATTACCTCTTAGATTAGAGTCATTATCAATTAAACAACCATTTTCTCCCATCCAACCAAACCCACCTGAAAGGTTGACATTTTGTTGTTTAAGTTGAACTTCCCGTGCTTTTTCTAATCCACAATCACATGCGAATGTATTATCAACGATATAATTACCTGGTCCCTGGGATTGATTTACTTCATGATTAATAGTTGCTTCATCTGAATTTAATGATGCTCTCATATTTAGATTAAAATCATCCTTAGAAATACTGTTATCAGAACATTTTTGTAACTGTACATTATTTACTCCGTTTTGAAAACCTCCATGGTATCCGCTAATAACTTCCATTTATATAATGAAAATATATTTTATTTTTAATTTATATTTAATTTTTGCCCATTGGTCTCACTCCAATTTGATTCGCAGCACACTGTAATCCATTACCTTCTTTACATGTTGGTGGGGTTGCATATAACCAATTCTTATATGATTCTAAATCATTTGGTTTTGTCTTTCCTGGAACAGTGTAAAATTGTCTCTGGGAATTATTTTTTCCAAAAATATCATTTACATCCCTATATAATTCTTCATTAAATTTGGTTTCTATTTCTGCCTGAATACCTTTATTATTATATGAAAGACAAGGTTTCTTTGAATTATCATCCCCATATATATTTGGATTCATAAAAGGATTATTTTTATCAGGAATACGACAATCATCACTTATTTCTTCCATTAAAAATCCCTCTTTTTCTTCACCATTTTGTAATTTTAATATTTGAGAATTTATACCATTTACTTTAAGGTTTTTACTTATAATAAAAGTAAAAATACCAACCCCAATTGGTATCATCAATGATTTAGTGTTTTTATTTAATAAGTAAACTATTATTGAATAAAAGATAGAGAGACGAAATAAACTATTTAATTTGCGATTTAAATCAAAGTTTTTCATTGGAACGACTTCAAAAAGGAATTTCTTTTCATAAAGTATACTTATATTATCAATCCATAGTGGTGTCATATTATTATAATATTATTTATATAATATTTTTAATCTTTTTTATTAACATCTATTTTACCTTCATTTCTTTCTTGTAGTTTTTTCTGTAGTCTTTTCTTTGTAGCACTCCCATCATGCGCATTTGTTAAATTAATTTTACGATTGTCTGGATGTGTTGGTTGTGCTTGTTGGGTAGCAGCAGCGGTCGCCGCGGCCATCATATTAGCAGGATTATCCATTTTTGATAAACCTTGTCCCATTGTTGACATTAAAGATGAAAAAAGTGGATTATCTTTCATATTCTTACTGAGATCCATTGCTTCTTCCATTATGTTTCCATCTTCATTATTATCTATTTTCTGACTAATACTTTTGAAAATATTCATCATATTGTCACCATTCATTAAAGATTCAATACCTTCGCCTCCTTTTATCATAGATTCAATGTCTAATTCTTCAGAAACTTCTTTAGCAATCTTACCAATACTACTATTTTCTAATAAATCTTCCATCCCTTTCATACCTTCAATCCCTTTCATCTTCTCATTTACATTTACATTTTTAACTTCTTTCTCAGGGGAAACATCTACTTTTTTATTTGTAAGGAGCTCCATAACTATATTTGAATTCAAAGATTCACTTAGTTTCTTTAATAATTTCATATTAGTTAATGTTCCTTTGTCAGATACCTTTTCTTTTTGTTTAATTGAATTTAATACATCCTCAACATCTTCTTTCCCTTGTTTATTATTAATATTATATACACAAAATGTCTGAAGATATCTCCATATATTATTTTTTGTCACATTTGATATATTAGAATTCCATATTATTTTAAATGATACATTATTTAATATAATTGGATCAGAATCTAATACAGAAAAATTATTTTCAGATAAATCCTTTGCAATTTCTTCAATATTTTCATAAAAAGATGATAAAAGTTCTTCACAATTATCTTCTTCACTTAAAACTTTAGAATACTGTTTTTTTAATCTTTTTCCATATTCTGGAAATACCTTAATTATATCTAAGATAAAAGACTTTAAAAGTTTATTTGAATTATCACTCATATATTATATATGGTTAATATAAGAAAAATAATTTAATTTTACGCATAAATTATCTAGAAAAATCAATTTGTTGTGGTTGAGCGCCACCATTCATTTCACCTCTTTCACTCATCATTCTTTCATATTCACTATCAAAAGATGACTTTTTTTGACTTTTATAATCATCATTCGCTCCGGGGGAACTTTTTTTAGAACTCTCATCAATTGTAGAATAATATGTATCAAGTGATGGATCACTCTCTTCATCAATTGAAGAAAATCCTAAACAAGTATCTCCCCCACAATAACCATCCACACTACATTGTTTTTCTTCACCACCAGTAGGACATTGACCTCCACCACCTCCACCACCTCCACCACCTCCGCCTCCGTCACCACCATCATTAGATTCATCAAGCATTGCGAATATATCATTCGCAGAATATAATTCGTCTCCCGAAACCATACATGGTACCGCTTTTACATATTTCGGAAATGGATTATCATCAATTGATACTATTGTAAAATTACCACGTATGTCAGCGCGATTACTTAATATTTTTAATAATTCTATACAATATTCACATCTCTTACTGATATAAATCGTAGGTTTGTCACTCATATAAATACTTTTATATTTATAACAAATAAATTAGATAATTTTAACATAAAAGTTATTTAAAATTTGAATAAAAATATAATTATAATTAATATAAAAAAGAATGACAGACATTTCAATCAGTTATCCAGAAAATGGTAAAAATGAAAAGAATAGTATTGTATTTGATATAAAAGGGAGTGAAGAAGAAGGTCTTGATAAAAGTGTAATTAATTCACTCAGAAGGGTCCTTTTATCATCAATTCCCTCTGTGGGATTTAGAACAGAAATGAAAAATACAGATATTAAAATAATTAAAAACACATCTCCACTACATAATGAATATATTCTTCATAGAATTTCCATGATACCTCTTTATATCAATCCCGAAAATTATAAAAGAGATCTACTATTTAAACTTAATGCGGTTGTAAATCCAAAAGTACCTGTTACAAAAATAACAGCACAGGATTTCAAGGTTTATAGAATTAAAGACGGATTTGAAAATGAAGGAGATGAAATAGACCTTAATAAATTTTCAGAAAATGAAATCCCTGAAAATGAAAAAATAGAAATATTTAGACCATTCCGGGGTAAATATTACTGCGATATTACTGAACTTAAAGCAAGTAATTCTGAAACATCAAGCGAATTAACTTTATATGGTGTTCCAAGAGTTTCATATGCTTATGAAGATGCACGTTGGCAAGCTGTTTCTATGGCGACTTATTCATTTAAAAGAGATAAAGATAAGTTTAATCAGGTACTTAACGAAAAGATTAAAATTGAAAATGTTTCAGAGGATGATAAATATTCATTTGGCAAATCTCTATTTATAAGTGAATCTGAGAGATACTTTCATCGTGATAACATTTGTGAACCATACTGGTATGAATTTAAGATTGATTCAGTGAGTAATTATAATTCAAAAGAACTTTTCATTAAGGCGAATGAATTAATTATACAGGAATTAGAACTTATTAAAAATGACCTTAAAAATATATCAAATAAAGAAGATTCAAGGATATCTATTGAAAAGAATGAAGAAAATATCTATGCTCTTAGTATTTATGGAAATGATGATACAATTGGTAATATCTTACAGAATGAGATAGCACGAAATTTTATTGACGATGATTCGGATATTATTGTTTGTGGATATAAGAAAGTTCATCCTTTAGAGAACATTATTATGTTTAATCTTTCTCTAAAACAAAATGATAAAACAAATGAACAAAATGTAATTAAACTTATTGAAGTGTTTACTGAATCATCAAATAATTTGATTGATACTTATAACACATTGATTTCTGAAGCAAAGAAGAATCTTTAAAATATACGATTATAAATAAAAAATAGTTTACCAATTGGCATTCTTTCCATATAAGAATTTATATATTGAGAATTAATTTTCCCTTTCCCTTGAATATAATCATTATGTAGTTCCTTAACAAGAGGTTTAAATTCATACCTTATATCAGACCATTCTTTTTCTTTTTTTATTTTTAAATCTACATATGAACTATATAATTCAGTTTTTATCATATTATAATTATTTCTATAATTATTAAACAAGTATTGTTCTTCTGGAAAAAACTTTAAATAGTCTGCTAATTTAAAACTTCTCCTTAATTCTATATAACTGAAAAATTTATTATTATTATTAACTTTTAATTTTTCTACATATTCATAATTCGGATTAATCCACTTTATTCTTAAAGATCCTTTTTTAATTGTAAAACCCTTAACTGAAAAAACATTATCATTTTCTAAATATAAATCAATATCTTTCTTTTCTAATGATTTAATATTTTCAATACCATCTATTATTGGATGTTCTTCTCTTTTCAATTTTATAATCTTTCCATCCATGAGAGTATGTACTTCATTCATAAAAATGAAGTTTTTATAAACAGGCGTAATTATGCGATTATCCTTGTGTTGGAGTGTGAATGAATAACAATTATTTTTATCCAATTTATCAAACCATGTTTCTCCATTTACTTTCTTAAATAATTCATGGAACGGTGTCTTACCATCCCATTTATTTTTAGCACCTATATTACTTCTTGTAGATATTACCCATTCATCATTGTGAAAAAACATGTTTATCATAACACCATCTACGAGAGGTTCAAATAAAAATGTTTCATCGTATTCATCTGTAATAATTTTTTCTTTCCTGAATGACTTTACTGGAGGGATACATACAACTCTATTTGTTTCACTATTAATTATGACACCTCTACAATATCTCATCCATTCATTATTTTCATAATCATATTCCACCCCCCTCTTTGCTTTTACTAGGATTAAATTTAATAGACTGTATTTTCGGATGTATAAGTTGTTTTCTTTAAATTTAGTAATATAATCTGTATTACTGTCAATAAAAGTTTGTAATTCCATTATTATTAATAATAATAAGTTTTAATTTTTTAAATATTAATTAATATATATATAAGTAAGGGTAATATGGCAAGTAAATACGTTTCTCCCTCAGATGAAAAAAAAGATGTATTGATCAGAGAAGATGGAACTTTAAATTATGATGCTGAGAGGTATGTTTCTCCATCAGATGATGGAAGGTTTAAACATGAAAAGATGAAAGATGTTAATGTTATTAGTGATGAAAAATTACCAATGGATGGAGATGGTAGTATTGATTGGAGTGAATATTATAAAAATAAAACACCTCAAATAGATAAAAAAGAATTTGAAAAATTACAAAAAGATGGAAAAGGGAAAAAATCACCTTTCTCTCCAAAATACGATGAAAATCCATTCTTAGACGATGATGATATTTATAATAAAATAAATGATTCTGGAGATTTAGAATTCATAGATTCTGAGAAAGACAGTCATGAGTTTGAGAGATTTGAAGAAGAAGTAGACCCTGATTTCATTTTTGATGAAGAAGAACTTGAAGATGATGAAGAAGAAGAAAAATTAGATGAATATATATATAATAAATCATCTCCTGGAGAAGGAGATGCTTTTTTAATTATTATTGAAGAAGAGGATCAACTAGATGATAAATTAATTTTTACTCATGAAATAAGAGAAACTGATATAATTTTTAAAGATGAGGATGATAACGATATAACCCTTTACCTTGACGAAGAGAAAAATATCATACTTCAATCAGATGATTATAAGTATAAAATAGTGGAGTTTGAGAGAATTCAAGAAATAGAACCAAAAGATCTTGAAGATGATAAATTATTCTTAACAAAGAATATATATGATGATATAGAATTAGATGTAGAGGAATTAAAAGAAAAAGTTTATTCTATGATTGAAAGGAAAGAAAGTTTAATAACCGAAATGATATCTCTTTTTAATGCACAAAAGAATAAACAAATGATATTAGATATTTGTGAAATAGCCGAAAATTATATACAGATGTTAAAAGATAATATAGGAAATGATTTTGATTATAATGATAAATTACCATTTCTTAAAAATGTGAAAGATGGAATATATGACTTTCCAAAATGGATTATTCCCATTGTCAATAATGTAAAGAAAATATATAAAGAAGATGATGATATAACAGAAGATTTTGAAGATATAAGTTCTGTTAATTTTGAACAAGAACTAAAAACAAAAAAAGATATTTTAGAAACAAATACTGAATACGAATCTCTTATAGCAGAGTCTTATAAAACAAAACCTTTCTACAATAAAGAAACGGGTGTAGTTCTAAACTATGATGGTCATTATGTTAGAGATTGTAATAATCATAATCCGTGTCATGGATTAAAAGGTGAATACATTTTTGAATTAAATAAAACAAGGAAAGAGTATAAGATTCCTTTAATTAACAAGGGAGAAACATATTATAGAACTGTAGTAGATAAAGAAAAAATTTCACTTTCTGGTCTATATATTATACCACATACAAATTATAATCTCACATTTGAAAATAATGATGTTTTACCATTGTATTATAAGACATTATTGGCAAATGATAAATATTCGTATGTAACAGTCAATAAAATATTTAATTATGATTCAATGGCACCTCATATAATTGGTCCAAGGACTGATAAAAGTGATATATATCCTAAAACAATAAATTCATATTTTTTTGATGAGTTTGTTAAACAAGAAAATATTGAAAGGACACTAAATAATCTTCCAAATATATCAGATATTATTGATAATATTCCTAAAAATATAATGTCCAAAATATTCAATCATACAGATTTCCGAACTCTTTTACTCCCCTATTCAATTGATTATAATTCTTTAGATAATGAGAATAAAAAGAAAATTAATGAAAAGATAGAAGAGAATACTAAGAAATATATCACAAACTATAATAAACTTTACAAGAAAAAGATACAAAAGAAACAAAAGAAAGTTAATAAAATACTGTCAACAGATGATAGGGTAGAATTATCATGGGGATTTATTAATTCAATAATGAATATTAATGTTAAAAACAATTACATTAAACAATTTATAGATGTTTTTTCAAGACAACCATTTGATGGTGAGGATGAAAGGTACCTCTATAAAAAGAATTCACACGAAAAATTATTATGTAAGCATTATATTTATAGTTCTAGAGTTGAAGATGATGAAGATGCTCATTTAACATTAAGAAGAATTTATGGTGGAATGCCTAAAGATGGAATTATTTCGTGTAATGTTTGTGGGGAATACTTGTGTCCGGAAGATTTTTCTCTTTTAGAAGGTTTTTCAGATGGTGCTCCGAAGAACACTAAAGAAGTCCTTAAAGAGGATAATGATTCAATAAGAGAATTAAGTGATAAACAAATATCTTTGATGAAGAATATTAAAAAGATATCTTCGTTACTCAGTTTAGAGTTAAATGAATTTGATAAAAATACAATAATAGATTTCTTTGATACAGTTAATGATGAAGAATTAATAGATCTAAGATATAAAAATACAAATACATTGAAAAAACATCCTGTTTATAAAGAAATCAGTAAAAAATATAAATTAATAAAACCAAAATCAGAAAAAGATAAAGAATTAAATAGAAAGAATAAGATACTTCTAGAAAAAGAAAAAGAATCATTCAGGAGATATCTCATTGATGGAAATGAAATTTTAGTTATAACATATCTTGTTTTATTTCATTTACAAGTTTCTTCCCCACCATACGATGTAAAAACAAAAGATATCTTCAATCTATGGAATAAAAAAGATATCTTTGAAAATGAATGGATTAATATTAATAAAGATATTCACTCTAAAATATCAATGAAAACTGTGAATGGTATATTTTCATTAATAGAAAAGACTTGTTCATATAATAAGAAAAATCCATTTTGGAATAATGTATCAGTCTTTATGAATGAAAGTAATAAATATAAAACATTGTCAAAACCCAAATCACAATTTATAATTGTTGGTTATTATATTCTTAAAAACTCAAAACTTCGGAATAAATTAAAAGAATATTATCAGAATCAAAATGATATCCATACATCGGTTTATTTAAAAGAAGAATGGGAATCATTTAAACCCTTACAGCAAAATTCCATTATTGTAGATATCAATAAAATTGTAAATGATAAGTTTAAAGATTTAAACTTTGCATTAAAAGAAAGAGGTGAAATTTCATATGAGAATATTTCTTCAATAAGACCATTTGATTATGCTTATAAAAATCCAAGAAGGACAGATCTAAAAATACCTTATTCAGATATTATGAAAAATGAATCATATAAACGTCTTCTTGATTTCAGTATACATCTACATGGTATAGAGGATGAAAACGATACTATTAATTTAATAATAAATAACTTTATTCAAACAATACAATATGGAGATATCATTGAAGATATGTTAATTAAAATTGGATGGAATAAAAAAGAAAAAAGACTGCGTAAAATAAATTATTATGAATTAAGAAAAACACTATTTGAAATTCAAAATATTTTTATAGAAAAAGATCCCAAAGAAAAGAATACCATAGAATTATATAATTATATTAAAATTAATAACTGGAATGGTATGTTATTAAATGGTTCTCCAAAGCGTTTCTATTCTTATAAAAATCCAACAGTATTACCTTTCAAAACATTTGATGAATTAAAAGAAATTTATGATAATTATAAGAGAGGAGATAAAGAAGAAAAAGGACTCAATGTAATTCAAGAATTATTTAAGAAATATTGTTTTGACAGTGATGGAAATATTAATGTAAAATTAAGTCATGATGATTTCATACTTAATATAGTCGCCGACCCCTCATTTGAAAGAGAGATAATATGTCACAATGATATACCTATAAATAAAGAAAATTTTGAAAAAATAATGAATCATAAGGTAGTTTCTAAAAAATTACCTTTCCAAGATATATCAAATATAGATAAACCATTCTTATTCGAAAATAGAATTTTTGATTTTATTGAAAAAAATAACTTCTTAGAGTTTTCAGGGGAATATACATTTCCATTGATGAATGAAATTTATTCATTAAAAGATATCTTAGAAGAAGATGATGAAAAAGTAAAGAAGGACTATAGAACTGTATTTAGTAATGTAGAAAGTGTTAAAAATAAATTAATAGAAAATATTAAGTTGTTTATTGAAAAATCAATAGATGATTCTATCTTATCTAAAGAACAATTATTGTATTATAAAAAAAATAGAGGAAAAATAGAAAATTTAGATGTATTCATCAATGATTTTTTGATTTCAAATAATGAAAGTGAAAAGCAAATTGATAATATATTTTATATCATCGGTCGTTTATCAAATAACCGTAATAAAACATACAAAGGAACAGTATTATCTTCAGATATTCCTAAACATTGGAAATTTTCTGAATTAAATGAACAAAATTTAAAACAATTTATTGATGAAAAAGAATTTTTACTCCATAATGAAGTATTTATTGAATCATCTAAATACGGTGGTTTTTATAAATATTTAGATGATGAAAAATATTCACATTGCTTCAAAGGTTTATTAGATTATATGAAAGAAACATATGTAAGTGGTATTTTTGATATTAATGGAGATGATAACTCCCACTACAAAATATTATATTCAAATATGTTTAAAAGATTCCTTGTTGTATACACACTTGACCGTATCATCCAATATATTGAATCCTTATATGATGAACAATCCTTACCTTCTCAGAAGGCGAATGAATTATTTTTAATATTAGAAGAAAAAGAGCAACTTGAATTGAAAGATTCCATAGAAAAATGTTCTGAACTTTTCTTTGATATATTAATGAACATGTTAGATGAAAATACAGACACAAATTGGATCTATAATAAAGATATTTCCGATAAATTAAGTAGACAAAAAGAAACAGAGAAACAGGATTTAATTAATGATTTGGAAGGTCAAACATCTGAAAAGAGAACATCAACTGTTGAAATGCAAAATGCTGGTATAATTAATTGGTTTAAAGATTTCTCATCTAAGAATCTTGAGAGGATTAAAGAAGAGAAATATAGTTCTAGTGTTGAGGAAGAAAGATTGAACAAAATTAAAGAACTTCTCTTAGAAAATCAAACTGAGATGGAAGTTTCAGAACAGTTTGGAGTCAATGTTGATTTACTACTTCAACAGATGCAACCAATTAATGAAGAAGAAGAAGAAGGTTTTGATCAACACGACGTTGATAGAGAAGAAGAAGGAGATGATGATGGTGATCACGATGGAGATTACCGAGAAGATTAAAATAATATTATTTTAATTTTTTTATTTTTTTATAGTAATAATGTATTTTACAAATCTTATAAATTATATTGATGAGGACTTATCAAATTATAATTCATTTGATGAAAGGAATTTAACAAATCAAAAAAGGGATATGTTCATGGAAATAGCATTTATAATATTTATAATAGCACTCATTGGAAAAATAATTCATCTTTTACTATTGAAATATGAAGTATGTAAAAAATTTGAAATATTAAATTATTAGATCATAAATGAATATAAAACAATAATGAGAGACCATAAACGTTTTTACTCAAATAAAGACTGTGAGAAATATAAAGAAGGTAACGGATATTTAACCATAGACAGATGTCAGGAAGGGGGTATAGTTAGACACCCGTTCGGTTCCCGTCAATTTGAAATTGATGACCGAAGTGGACAGTTACATGAGGAGGAAATTATTGAATTATATATGAATAAGACAGCAACAGGGAAAATGTTTAAGATAAAAGAAATTAGTAAGGGTGGCTTTTCCAACTGGAATAACAAGAAATTTAATGATTATATTCTTCTTTTAGAGAGAGTGTCATGATCCATTTAAACTTTACGAAGAAAATATTCTAACATACCATAGTACATAAACAATTTATACAATTCTTTTACATCTTCGGGACTATCTAAATATGTTCCATAATCTTTTCTAAATTCTTTACAATAAACACTATAAGGTAATTCTTCACCACAATAACATTCGGACATTTCTATATATTCTTTTGAATAAGAATTTATCCATTTTTTATATTTCTTATTCGCAATAATATATCCAGAATCTTCTTCTCCAAAAATATCTTTTAAAGAATCAATTGATTCATCAAATTCATCGTTGTAATATATATTTTCTGTAGTCTTCTTTAAATCTTCGCCACATTTTTTTAAATTTTCTGTAGATTTTGTTAAACTACTTTCTAATTTATCAAAATCCCATTTCATTTTAAATATTTATTTATTTAAATTGCGTTTTTAAATAAAAATTTATTTAACGAACAATAATAAAATGCCTAAAATAACAGACTTAACTCTAGTAACTGTAGAAAATATTCATGAACTAATACCTGTTTTTATTATTGATAGACAAATCTTAATTTCATCCTATGAAGATATGATTGATGTTGTATTAGAAATGGTTAAAAATAGATATCTTTTCAATATGGACCGTGAATTATTAAGAACAATAATGGAAGATCTAACATATATGTATTGTCCAGGAGATGATATTAACAAAGACCGTGTTATGAATCTTCTCGCAGCATCAGATGATGAAGATGATGAAGATGACCTTGATGAAGATGATATGCCTCCTCAGGTTAAGGTTGATAACCTTCTGGCATCTGATATTGAAGATTAATCAACCCCCAAAGATGCTAATATTCTTTTTAATAATTCGTTTTGTTTTTTTAATTCTTCAATTTCATTAGTAAGTGATTTTATTTCACCTTTAATATTAATGAGTTCGCCACCTACTTCAAAAGTTATCCTTTTATCTAAATAATCAATATCACTTACATACTTAAGTTCTTCCCTTTTATCACTTGAAGAATTTAAATTCATAACCCCACTTGGGATTCTTTCTAATTGCTGTGGTTGTGTAAAAAGATCTTCATTTATTGGTTGTCTAGTATCCCTTGCTAAATAATTCGCACCCCCCTTCATTCTCCTTGTCCTTCTCCTTCTACCCCTACCTCTCTTTGTTTTTCTAGATACTCTTGGCATTAGTTTATTATTATCAAATATTTAAAATAAATTTGATTTTTTTGTTAAAACTAATAACACCTTATTTATGGGATTAACTATACAACCTAATGTTGAAGATCCACCCCTAACTGTCAAAAATCATATTAGTTACAATAAACTATTTGAATTAGAATCATGTAATGTATCTGTAATATGGATTGTTTATGATAGACGGAGAAAAGTAATTGTAAATATGGGATTATCCCGTCCATGTGGTATAAACCACAGAAAAGCATCAATCCATGCAGAGCAAAAAGCAATTGACTATTGTCGTGGTAAAAGTAGAAATTATGATATTTACATTTGGAGATATTCAAAGGGTGGAAAGATTAAAGAAAAATATTGTTGTACAGCATGTACAAAATTAGCACAAAAATATAATTTCACGAATAAGATATTCACTTTTGTAAATGGTTCAAGGTGTAGTGCTGTTATTAATAACCCACCACTTTCCTTGTGTTATCAAATTAAGAACTGACTGGTAAGGATATATAAACATTTTTTTTTGAAATAAAATTCATACAATCTCTTATTAATTGTGATAAAATACCATACATTTTATCATTTTTTTCTCTCCATTCCTTTGCTTCTCCCTTTAAATTATCTATATATAAATTATTATTACGCATAGATTCTGGCCAGGTTAAAACTTCATCTTTGATTGTTTCAAGTAGTAACTCCCTACATTGATAAGAAACACCTGTTTCATTAAAATAGGACATATTTCTATCTTTTTCGTATATATATTTCACCCCATCTAATACAAATGAATATGGTTGTGGATCTCCATTGGGTGATCTTTCTATTGATTGAAAGTAACTCCCGGCAATAGTTTCCCATCTTTCATAATGATAATCTAAGATTTCTTTTTTTTCTGTAGTTTTAACTATATTTAATATCTTTAATGTTATTTCTTTTTCAGGTAATATTGATGATAATATTAAGTATATTTGTATATCTCTACTATTTTTCATATAAAAATATTAATAATATATATATATTTATGGTAGAAACAGTCCGTAAAAAACGTAATAGAGGACGTAATAATCGTAGAACACTCCGTAAAAATAATCGTAGAACACTCCGTAAAAATAATCGTAGAACACTCCGTAAAAATAATCGTAGGACGGTCCGTAAAAATAATCGTAGAACACTCCGTAAAAATAATCGTAGGACGGTCCGTAAAAATAATCGTAGAACGGTCCGTAAAAATAATCGTAGAACGGTCCGTAAAAATAATCGTAGAACATTTCGTAAAAATAAAGGATATACGGTTGATTTAAGTAAGTCTACATTATATGATAATGATGGTGGTGGTTGGATGGATTTTTTAAGTGGAACTAGTGGAGTTGATGGAGAAACAACAGATATTAAACAGAAAATAATGAAGATAATTAATGATAAGTGGGAAACTTATCAGAATGAGTATAGAGATATACGTAAAGATGATGATTTCCCTTCAAATATAAAACACGAAATTGTTTTTGAATTCATGGATGTGATGAAATTAAACTCATCTATTTTACCATCGGAAAAATGGTTAACATCAAAAAAAGTTTTAAAAGGAATTATATCTTTTGAAGATGAAGGCGAAAGCAAAGAGAAAATTGATGGAAAACAAGAATTTTATAAACGCCTTAAAAAAATATTAAAAAAAAATAAAGAAAATGAATTAAAAGCGACTTGGGCGCCCTTGATGACAAAAAACAAAGAATACCTGAAAAAGATAAGAGAATTAAGAAAAGAATTCAGAAAGACAACCTCAGCTAACTTCAAGAATAATCTTAACATGGCCGGGGATCATTTAGCAAAATCCATGAGTGCTATGGTAGAGGATCAACCGATTAACGATGGGAATTCAACATCAATAATGTCTAGTTTATTTAGTTCCCAAGATAATAATACAAGTATTGGTGATTTTTTTAATTTTGGAAGATCTCAGAATAATAACGAAAATCCAAATATAGCACAGCAACAACCGCAAAGAAATGATGTTCAAATAGCACAGTTACAAGAATCACATTCACAATTACAATCACAATTACAAGCATCACAGGTTGCTCTGAGAGACCAAAAAGCACAATGTCAAAATCAATTACAAGAAGCACTCGCAAAATCATCAACACCCTTATCTCCACCTGTAGCAGCGGAAGCGGTTCCAGTAGTTCAAACAACATCGCCCTTATCTCCACCTGTAGTAGCAGCGGCAGCGGTTCCAGTAGTTCAAACACCAACGCCCTTATCTCCACCACCAACGCCCTTATCTCCACCACCAACGCCCTTATCTCCACCACCAACGCCCTTATCTCCACCACCAACGCCCTTATCTCCACCTGTAGTAGCAGCGGTATCAACCGACGTACAATCATCGGGGGCAGAAGAAGCAGTGCAAGTGGCGGACGCGGCGTTGGTGGTGGTGAAAGGACAACGAGATGCTCTTTTTAAAACGCGTGAAGAGGCGCTGTTAGAGAAGCAGGCAGCAGAAGCCAAATTAAAAGCGACAAATGACCAATTAAATGAAAAACTCGCAATTGTTGATGAATTATTGGAACAAGAAGAAACACAAGTAGATCCAAAAAGAATGAAAAAAATTCAAGGGGAATTAGATACATTAAAAGCACTCTTTTCTAGAGATTTAAGTGATAGTTTAAATAAAGAATTAATTTGGTGGAACAATAAAATGGAATATGGTAAGTTAGAAGTTAATTTTCACGAACTAAGTTTAGAATTTCACAGAGCACTCCTTGTTTCATTTACTCAAAAATTAGAACATAAAATTGCAGAGAAAGAAAAGGCGATAAGAGAAAAAATGGAAAATGATAAAAAGATAGATGATACCAATAAAGAAATCCAGAATTTAAATAGTTCTATAAATAGAACTCAAGGAGTGGTTAGTGAAGAAACCATACAAAAAAATAGAGAAAACCTTGCAAAAAAAGAAACAGAAATTTCGGATCTAAGAAATAAGAAAATAGAACTAGATGAAATAATTAAAGGACTTACTGACAGTATTAGTGAACAAGGTGCGAATGTAGAAAAAGAAAAAAAAATTAACGAAGAACACGAAAAAAACATTGTAAAGGTTAAAGCGGATTATGCTACTGAAGATATTGAGCACAACGCCCGTAAGGCAGCAATAGAAAGACAAAAAGCAGAATTTACAGGCGGAGCAGCACAACCACAAGCACAACCACAAGAACAACCACAAGCACAACCACAAGAACAACCACAACCACAACCACAATTACAACCACAACCACAACCACAACCACAATTACAACCAAAACCACAACTACAACCACAACCACAACCACAACCACAACCACAATCACAATTACAACCACCATCACAATTACAACCACAATTACAACCACAATCACAATTACAACCACAAGCACAAGCACAACCACAACCAATAATACCAGTCGCAGAAGTTGACCCTGATACTAAAAAATGGATTGAAAATTATAAAGAATTAGTTAGTAGATTAGTTAGTTCTGAAGAAGATCCTAATGAGATAAAGGTTGATTTTTTTAATAGATTAGTAAAAGAAGATCTTTATAGATTTTTAGAACCATTGTATGAAGATATAAAAGATGAAATTGAAAAAGCAGAAGCATCTGAAAAAAAAGAGAAAGAAGAAAAAGAAAAAAATAAGGCAAAAGAAGAAGAAATTAAAAAAGAGAAAAAGGTTGGAAGTAATTTTATAAAGAATAAGAGGAAAGCGGTTAACAAATTTAAAAATAATTTAAATAAAATTAAAAATGAATATAGCAAACTTCTCAAACTATATGATAAAGACGAAATGACTGAAGTAGAAACTAGTAAATTAAATGAAATTAACAAAGGACTGGTTGAAGTAAAACGCCTCTTCCAATTGGTTGAAGAACTAAATCTCTCGCTTAACAAACTTAGTGGGGAAGAAGGCGATATCCCTTTACAAATATCGCCCAAGGATATTAATGATATCAATCAAATTGTTGATAAACGTAGTAAGGATATTAAAGTTTTAGAGAAGAATTTAGGTGACATAAAGGCCAAGAATCCAAAAGCATGTTTCCACGAAGATACAAAAATAAAAATAATAAGAGGTTGTGGAAAACCAAATGATATTTCTATATCAAAAGTAGTAGAAGGGGATATAATAGTAGGATACAATTGTGAGAAATCTAAAGTATTGAGTACATATAAGTTAAAGTATAGTGAAGAAGATCCACTTTATTTATATAAAGGTATTTACGTTTCCTCTTCCCATGGAGTTTTTAAAGGAGGGAGAAAAAAGAATGAATCTGGTGAAAATCTTCCATGGATTAACCTTCGTAGTATTGAAGAAATAAATGGATCAAAATTATCACAGAAAAAAGAACCATCATTTGTTTATTGTTTGCATACCGATACATCTACAATAGAAATTGTGGGAGATGATGATAACTATATTATTTTTGAAGATTATGAAACATCAGATGAAATGGTTGGTGGTAAGGGAGGGAAGTCGGGGAGGAGGAAGAAAAAGAAGTCACGTGGTAAAAGGAAGGCCGACCGGTTACAGAAGAAGAAAGATAAGGAAAAGAAGAAAAAGGATGATGACTCGGATGATGATAATCAAGAGGATGCCACGGCGAAGGAGGATGCCGCAGCGAAGGAGGATGCCACAGCGAAGGAGGATGCCACAGCGAAGGAGGCGAAGGAGGCGAAGGAGGCGAAGGAGGCGAAGGAGAAGGAGGCGAAGGAGAAGGAGGCGAAGGAGAAGGAGGCGAAG